ATTGCTTTTCCGGCCCTTTCAATCGTACCCTGCAAAACCTTAACTATGTGGCGTTCGTTCACAAACTTAGTAGTCGCCTCCCTAGCACCGCGCATAGAGAAGAAATTCTTGATTCTGTTACCCACATAATTAGGGTTTATACCGGGAGAGCCTTTAACAGCATCATCAAAAGTAGTTTCTGGAGCCCTTGCGCCCGCAGGCACAGTGACGGGCAGCGTTTCAGCCCCCGTATCCAAGGTGAATTCTGGTAATGCCTCTGGCGAAGACAAGACATACTGGAAGGCAGCAGCCACTTCCAAGAAGGCGTTACCCCTGTAGCCGGGTGTCTCCACAAGGATAGGCACGGTGTTGGTATAACCCGTTGCGAGTTCCTGCTCAGTCTGTTGACGGTACTGCTTAGCGCCGCGTTCCCGAAGTCCGGCTATTTGTTCTTCTACGGAAGGCTGCTCTATAAGAGTTGGCTCTGCAGCTTGTGCCTCTAGTTCAGCTTCTCGGATAGAAACAAACGTATCCCAGTCGCCTTGAGATATAAGGTCTTGAACGTCGTTTTCTGTTAGCTCTTTCTTTGAGCCCCTACCTTCAAACACTAACTCGCCGGGCTTGAGTGGTTTTGAGTCTTTGCTAGGTAGAAAATATTTCTCAATAAGCTTACCGGGCGTGAATATTTTGTAAATCCACGCTAAGGCACCGGTAAATACATCCCATAGGTTTTCTACAATAGCGTCATATCCGCGTAAGTCTGCTTCTCTAGTCGCCGCGTTTTGAGCGCTAGGCGCGTCTTTAGCCGTATAAAAGATTTTCTGTTCGTCTTTTATTTGTATCTCGGACAGCCGTCGTTGAAAGTCAGGGTCAGTCAAGGCATAGGAAACAAACTCGTACGTATTGTCAAACGCCCGAGGAAACTCTCTACCCAGTTGTTGTTCGGCTAGTTTTTGTACGTTGATAATTTGGCCTACAGCGGCTCTAACCTCTGGGTTAAGTAGTGTGGGGTTTTTAAAATACTGCTGAAGAATCTTAACTGTGTATGCATGTACTAATTCATGCAAGAGCGCCGTTTCAGACAGCCCTCTGTCGTTAAAGTAGATAGTATTTGTACGCGGCTCATATGTAGCTGGGCGCGTTGGCGACGTCTTAGAATATTTAGACTCGTAAACAAAATTAACGGCGGATGTCTGGTCAGACATCGACAATAGGGTACCAGCTAAGGTTCTGTAAACAGCCGCGCTTATTTCTTGCCGCTGGGCGCCAAAAAGTTTTACGGTCGCAGGCATGCTTCTCATCTGCGCCTTGCTCATACGGGCGCCAGCTGCGTTACTCTTTAAGTAATTTAGTAATGCCTTTAACTTTTCTCGGCCAGACTTATTACGGTCTTTTAATAAGTCAACTATGCCCTTGCCTTTTGTGTCGTCCCGCGTCTTCTGTAACGCGGTTCCGTAAGATACGTCCCTCCCACCGGCAACAGCTTCTTGCCGCCGTTGTTCCGAGATAGCCGCGCTGGTACGACGCCGTTCTTCTATATTTTGACCCTCAATCGGGGCCATTTTTCTAAGTGCCAACTCTTGTTCTACGGGGGAGCCGTACTGAACTGTATCTAACCAAATCTGCCTAGATTCGTCAGAAAGCTGGCTCCACGGGGGCATGAACGCTGGCCGGTTGGTCTCATAAGCAAGCGGCTTACCATACTTTTTGTGCAGTTCGGCGTCTGTAGGCGCTTCTCTACCCTGCGCTTTTGCAGCGCGCCTTTCATCTCTAGCGAACGACAGAAAATTTGTTCTGTAGTCGTTTAAGCGCTCAGCCGCACGTTGATGTTCTTCCGGGGTATTTAGAGATATATTTTCACCAAAGTAGACAAGCTTTTCCGCTGGGTCTAGCTTACGAAACTCTGGAAATTTGTAGTCTTTTAGTAGAGGGTCTTCCTCGGCATCTATAAGAGCGTTGAATTCGTCTTTAGTTTTTTCATACTGTTCGCGTTGTTCTTCACTAAGTTTATATCTTCTAGCTTTTACACGCTTAGCTTCGGCTTCCAACTCCTCGTCAGAATACTCAGACAGCGGTAAATTCATTGCCCCGGCTTTAGCCCTTTGTATATCAGCAGTCGCCCCATCTATATCAAGAGAACCATCTTCTGCTACATAAGCTTCTGGACTTAAACCTACTTTTTGTAGGGCGCCGAAAAACATTTCGCGCTGATCCTCTGTGATAGCCAGCGTCGAGTCGTCTTTAGGCTGTACTTTTAGGCTGTTTAATAAATCTAGGGTCTCATCTATTGTCGATGGCGCAGCGCTAAGAGTGGGCTTAGCACGTTCTGGAGTTGTAGTTTCAGCTACTGGAGTAGGCGGTTCAGTCTTAAATGCATCGGGTACATCATCTAATTCAGCTACTGTAGCGGGTGCTCCAGCTTCTCTTCCATCAGGTGTTGCAACAGCTTCTCCAGTAACGCCCACTCCACCAACGTCAGCTTCTGCAACTCCGGCTCCGGCGGGTACTCCATCACCGGGTTCGACAGGTACTGCAGCGCCTTCTCCAGTAGGTGTGGCTCCAACTCCCTCAGCGGGAGGGGTAACGGCGGCAGTTGCATCTTGCTCTCCAGTTATCGGCGTAGTAGGTGCGGCATCAATAGATTGGACAGAGTCTTCTGGGCTATATAGATTTTCATACTTGTTAGGCTTAACGATAATCTCTTTATCGTCTTGCTCCGTTGTATCCGCTGGTGGGGCTTCTTGTTCGGTCGTGTCGGTTACGTCTTCGCCAGTATCAAAGAACGACCTATCCTCTACTTCGTCTACTTGTCTACCATCTGTACGGCGCCCAGTGATAACATCGGCTGCGCCGGTAATAGCACCACCGCCTAGACCACCCTTCAGACCGGCGTCAATAAACCGGACAAAGTTTTCTGGGCTAAAGAACTTCTGATTCTCATCTACAAATGCCTCTGCCGCAGCCGAAGACATCTCTTGTACAGCTTCCGTGGCGCCTTCAGTGAAGAACCCTTTAGCCCCGCCTTTAGCGGCACGTTTGTACCACGCCCCGGTAACTTCCTTAGGGGAAAGCCCAGTTTTCTGTAGCTTACTTAGCAACGTGACAGGAAGAATAGAATCCAACACGGCGTTAAAGCCCCCTGCCACAACGGCAGCGCCAAGCTCTTCTTTGCCTGTAGTTTCTAATATGTTCTGATATACCTCAGGTATATTCAATGCAGCGGAGCCAGCAAAAGCGCCAGCCGTCTGATTCATAAGTGCTTTACGTTGGGCAGCTTTAACGCCCGCGTCTAAAGCCTTGTCTTGTATCTCTTTTATAGCCGCAGCGTTCAGGCCCTCTAGACCTTTTTCGCCTATAGCTTTCTTACCTAATTCATTTCTTACGGCAGTGGCCGCAGCTTGTTTAGCAGCTTCTACTCCGCCCCGTCCAAGGAAAGCCGCAGCGCCGCCAGTAAAAATAGCGGGTAACATCGTGGGGACTGCCTCTCCCACGGCTTCGACAATATAAGTTAGAACGTCGCCAGCGCCCTCAATATTTGTAAACGAACCTACGGCAGGTCGGTATTTCTGCTCAATCTCTTTCTGAGTCTGCGCCGCCTCTTCCATCTGGCGCTTGTAGTAGTCTTCCGCACCGACAGCCTTACCCACCATACCCGGCAACACATCGCCAAGCAACATACCGGTTTGCTTAAAACCACGGGCAATCGACGGCCCAATAGCGCTGAGACCAGTTGCTCCGGGTTCAGGGATAGGCTCTGGCGCAGGCGCAACTTCCTCAGAAGTTGAATCCATCCTAGCAAGAATGGCATCTATAACTTCGTCTCGCGTAGCGCCTTCCGGCCCCTCTATCTGGTAAGTCTTACCGTCCGGGCCCTTTATCTGATATAACGGCATTTTTACCCCTACTGCGGAACAGTTACTAGCTCACCGAAACCTTCTCTTTTATACACTGATCTTATCTTAGCTTCCCGTTCCTTGAGCTGGGCTTTTAATTTGTCTATCGTTTTCTGCGCGTCAGCTTTCTTATCTTTGTCTTCTATTACACCAAGCCTACTCGTTCGCTGGGCTATTTGTTCTTCTAGCGATTGAATGGTTTTATCCGTTGTCAGGGCTTTACTCAAAGCTGTACGTCTGGCTTCTTCCCTGCTAAGTCTCGCTTCGTTCGCACTCTGTTCGGCTCCTATTTTAGCCACATCACGTTGTGTCTGACCCTGCATAACTTGGCGTTCAGTCTGCATTCGTTGCTCGTATATGCCCATTGCGCGGTCAGCGTCCGCCTGAGCTTGTTTAACAGCCAAATCTCTATTCATACCAAGCTTATTGACATAGTAGTCAGACATAGTCTTAGCGTAACCAGCGCCCGCTTTCTTGAGATCAGTCTGAGCGGATAGCAACAGGCGTTTATTCTCACGGCCTTCTAGTCTACGATACTTATTAATATCGTTTTGGGCTTTTTCAATATCCATACGCCGGTCGTAAATTTTGTCGGCGCCCTTCTTGTACTCGGTTAAACCGGCGGTCATACCCGCCGCAATGTTTGCAAAGGCATTGGGGTCTTTACCGCCCATAGTTGTTAAGCCCGCCATCATGATGGCAAAACCAAAGTTCTGCTTCTCGTCTTTGTCGAGTTTAGCGCTACGCTCGCTCAGGCGCTTCATTTCTTCTTCGCCGTACACGCCTTCGTCTTTTATCTGCTGTTGAAGAGCAGATAGGTTATCCCTAGCTATCTCAATCGGCATAGCGGCTGCGTCCATAACACTCTTATCCGCCGCTTTCATTTGATCCTCAAGCGGTTTTAGGACGGCAGCATAATTAGTTTCTGGCGGGAGAATACTCGCCGGGGACAAAGCTGGGCCAGCCGGTTTGGCGGGTTCAGCGGGTTCAGTCGGTTTAGCAACGCTCGGCGCCACGCCCTCTGCTTGTTCAGCGCCCGCTTTCATCCGCTCATAATCTTCTTGGGATACAGGTTTGTACGGAACCGCTGGTTGAGCTGGTGTGGCTGCAGCAGCTTCTGGTAGTGCTGCGATTCCTGCAGGGGGTGAAGACTCAGAAGCTAGTCCAAATGCTCCACCAAGTCGGGTATTACTCAGGACAGGTTTTGGTAAATTTTCTATCGCCCCCTGAGCCATACGAGGAAGAAACGCGGCAACGTCATAACCAATTTCGCTAAGTTTTTTGAATACTGCTTCCACTGCGGCGCGATCGCCAGTACGTTGAGCTTCAGCTATTGCAGCCCTAGCCTGTTCGTCTAGCTCTCTTTTAGCCATAACCTGACCGCCGGTAGGCGCATCAGCGCCCGGGATAACTCTAGGCGCAGGAACTTCGCCAGCGGCTCGGAACCCAATAATACCACCTTCGGCGGCAGAAACTACGGCGTCATCTGCTAAAGCAAGGGCTGGCAAGCCTCTCTCCATAGCATCTTCTTGAACCACAGTCATCTGCGGTTGGGGTTGTTGGTTAGCAGCGGCAGCGAGACCTCGCAAGTTAGCCCTATCAGCCTTCTCCTGCTGCAGAATCATGTTAGCGTAGCTAACTACATTTGGCTTTATGCTCTTATCTATTTGAGCGTCACTAAGTTTGTCTGCTACGGTATCTAACTCTACCGGGTTTAGGCTTCCTATACCTCCACCCTCTACAAAACTAGCAATACCGCCATCGGCGTAACCCGGAACCGAGCCACCTTCAGCAGCACCAAAAGTTTTATAAGCGCCATAGGCTGCAGTACCAGCACCCAACAACTGAGACAGCGGACTAGCACCGGGCTGCTGATAAATAGTTTGTGCAGTTTGACCAACTGGCACACCACGGATCATGTCGGCCATGAAGCCAAGCTGCTGATACGGGTACTGCTGTTGACGTAAGAAATCTTGGTAACCAATGTCGTAACCAGCTTGACGCAGCGCCTGTTGCTCTTTACCAACATCACGTTGCAGATTAATAATCCCTTGCTCTTGAGCAAATTGAGTCTGACCCAGCTGGCCAAGAGTGCTAGCCATTTGACCGGCTTGCCCCAAACCACGGAGACCCAACTCAGCACCGAACTGCTGTGCTTGACGAGCTTGCTCAAACGCAGCCTGAGAGCCTTTAGCTTGGATGTCGCCCATCTGCTGGGCCAAATTACGGTTGGCTTCAATATCAGCAAACTGTGCACGAGTGCCACCAAACGCACCAGACTTAACGGCTTGCGACCCACGCTGGGTAGCGGCAATATCAGCTTGGCGCTGCGCTTCACGCTTCTGGATGTCCACCACGTTCTGCATATATGGCGACATATACGCCTGCATAGAGCCGGGGTCGGTAGCCATCTGCCCGTATTGTTGGCCAGCCATTAACGAACCAAGCCCAGCCGTACCAGCCATACCTGTAGCAGCACCGATTTGAGGAGCGACTTGCATAGCCCCAGCAGCCTGTTGGGCCTGCTCTTGCATAGGGGTAAACCCTGCTATGCGCTCGCCACCATAAGTTTGGTACGGTTGAGAGGTGAGCTCTTGCGTCTTAGCCAAAGTTTCTTTGGCATACGGTTTCGCCCAATCCGGCAGTTCGGTAATTTGTGTTGCTGTTTGCTCTTGAGTGCCGCCACCACCACTAGCCATAACTATTCCCCTAAGAATTTCTGGTACATAACTTCTTGTACCTCAAAACCATGTTTCTTAGCAGTCATCCGCCAACCGGGGCGTCCGACGAATTCGATACCAGAACAGCCTGCATCCTTGGCAAAGCGCTCTAGCATCTCAAACATTTTGTCCTCCACATATTGCATGTGGTTTGGCTCCCCAGCGCAGTACTGAACTGTCAGCATTTTGCACTGCGGATATTGTTTCACTTCGGTTATAACGTGCCCGTATATTGTATTGCCTTCGTGTGCAACAAACAAATACATTTGGCCATTTAGTATGAACCGAAGTATGTCGTCTACCCTTGCCCTGCCGCGAGTCCACTCTTCTGACTTCTGTAGATACGGCAAGAGGGCAGGGAGCACGTAGCTGACCTGCCCCGGGTAAACGAGAGACATCTCCATTAGGCACGCGCTACCTTATCGGGATTGATTTGGCTCTGCTGACCGGATTTACCATGAGCAGCTTTGCGGACTCGGGCCATCAAGTTGTACAACTTCTTAGCGCCCTTCTCAACGTCCCCGCCACCCAGTCGGCGAACAGCCTCGGTTGGGACATAAGCCTCATCCTTAGCCACTCGTGCGGCCTGCTTACCCTCGATAGAGGTGGGGATAGAATCGCTCATGCCGTCGCCCGGGCCGTCAATCTTCTCAGCACGTGGGGCACCAACTTTGGAAAGCATCTTGTTAAGAGCCATCAATCCGGCATCATTGCTGCCATTGCCCAGCGCCGCGAGAACGTCGGCGGGAACAATAAACGAATCTTTCTTTAGACCGCTCTCTCTGTAGCTAAGGGCGCCGCCCTCTGATAGAGACATCAGACCACCACCGGCGACATTACGAGTCTTACGCTCGCCGTAGCTAAACCCGGGGTAGTAATTAACTTCTCTGGTGGAATAAGGCAACCCAGCTTCGCCTGCACCAAAACTCGCGCGTTGAGCAGCAATCTGCTCAGGGGTAGCCCTACCTAGAGTAAAGTCAGGATAGTAGTACTGCTCGGTATCTTTCTTGACTTCTTCCTCTTTATCGTCTTTCTTCAAAGCCGCAGAGACCATCGGGGCAGCAGCCATGCCGATGTCCATAGCGTTATCTTTTAAGAACCCGCCAATACCACCCGGAGTTTTACCAGCCAGCACATTTTGAATGCCCGTACCCATCTCACCTACACTTGCTCCGGCTTGGCCAATAGCTGCCTGCATCGGGGATTGAGTAGCAAAACCACTTGAGTCACCCTGCGCCAAAGCTTGTTCTAAAGTGGGTACAGTAGGCTTAATTAGTTCTGGTGCGTATGTTACTGGGGGGGCCGTTCTAGGAAGGTCAGGTAAACTGGCGAGTTGTTGTTGAGCTGCGATCCGTTGTTGTGTACTAAAAGCGGGATTGAGGCTACGTTGGCTTACACGAGCCATTTCGGCAAGGGCGCCTTCTGGGTCTCTCATACGTTGAACAGGATCAAGAACGGATCCAAAACCGCCCACGTCCGCACTGGTGGAAAACCCACCCATTTGATTCAGCATAGAAGCGTCCGGCATAGCTGGAATTGCGGCTTTAGGCATTACAGCGGGAGCACCTTGCAACCCCGGTATCGGGGGCCTACCAGCCGCCGTAATAGCCGCATTAGCCTGAGGAGCAGCGGATGCTGCGGGACTAACACTTGGTGCTGCAGTTGCTGCACCTGCCCCCATCAAAGACTGACCCAGCCCGTAGCCACCGAAAGCGCCAAGACCGGCCATCAAGCCTTGCTCCATATCACCCGTAACAAGCCCAGTCAAACCGCCAATGGTCAGAGAACTCATAAGAGGGCTACCGAAAAGCGTGCCCATAATCCCACCCATACCGGCTAAGCTCGGAGCCATAGCCCCTGCAATGGTGGGCAACAAAGATGCCAAGAAGAACGCCTCAGGCTGTCCAGTCTCGGGGTTAATTGTCAACGTACCACCGTTTGCTTCGGCCATGCGTTGGAGTGCAGCGACCTCGCCCGGGGTCATGTGAACGAGCATGGAGTCGCCGTTTCGGCCCTGTGACCGGACGGCCTCGGCGATGGGGTGTAGGCTCATGTTCATAGTGCTTTTATTTTAATGTGTCAAGGGGGTGTAGGCAATGGGTCTGGCACTGGAGCGATAAAGTTCACAGCCAGTACGGATGACGAAATGCCCGGGTGGGGGGTTGAGGCGGCTTCTGCCGTCAGGGTGACGTCGAGGTCAGAAGCACCCCAGTAAATTTCGAGGTACTGCCCAGCCGTCATGTCGATGTTGAAGTTCCAGCTCACCGAACGGTAGTGGTTGTTGGTTTCTAAGGTGTAAGCCCTAGTAGAGTAGCCAATCGGCGTACCATTTCTTACCAACCAAATCCAAACTGTTTTAGCGCTAGCGTTTGTGCTTAAAAGCTGCCCGCTATATTGGAAGTTATAAATACCGCTAATCCCGATCTCTATGCGGGACGGGTTCGTGGCGTTTCTATCTACAGCATTGTTCAGGTAGGTATTGTTATAAACTATTGGGTAGCCTGTATTAATAATCGCGAGCGTTTGGGATGCTGTATTAAAAAACAGCCCATTGGGGCAGTCCACGTACTGACCGCCGTTAACCCCGGTAACAGAAGATACTAAATTATTTAGGCGGTTAAAGTACAGACGCAGCACGTTACTGTACTGATCCATCTCTTGCTGGCTATACGCATCCCCAGCTGAAGGTAGTCGAGGCGGTGCAACACCATCTAACAGCACTCTAGCCATTAGCGACGCCCATCTGGTTTCAGGTTAATGCGCGGCACGCCAAGTTGCCACTGGGTTCCAAGTGTGTTTGACTCGATCTTGAACGCCATCTGACGGCCACGCACACGGATCGGTAACTGGTCAGTAAATCTCTGCACCTCGTACTGACGGGTCGTTGTGTAGTTATTAGCGCTAACCACATCCCCTGTTTCAGCCGTGCCGTAGTTACTGCCCGGATATTGGCGTGGGGTCAAGCTGACTGTTACTTGAGGCGCAGCAGTGGTAGAGCCATCAAACTTAACATCAGGAATCATGCGCCAGCCATACTGGAACTGATACCCATCTGCTAAATCAAAATCCGCAGACGTAATATAGGCCGTCATGGCGCTACCATCGGCATCAACCCCGCTCTCATGGTTGTATAACTCACCATTGACACCAGCATAGCCAGTAGCCACCGGGTTATTACGCAATGGGGTATCGAGCCACGCGGTGCGGTCTAGATTGCCGTAGTACCAAATCTTGTCGGTGTAGTTAAACACAACATAGCGGTCAATTGTGTTTGATCCTTCAGAACAGTAAAACCACCAAATTTCGTCAAAACCTTCATTGGTAGTGGCAAACACCTGAGAATGCTGATCCTTGTTAATGTTGTAAAACACCCACTGCCATAACGGGCAAGGCAGCGTATTTACTCGACCATCATAGTAATAGAACTTGTCTTCACCCATCCAGAAGGTCAGGTTAGAAGCAGTGGCTACGGCGTTTGGCCCGACAATAGATATGTTTGCACCAACTTGCTGAAAGCCCCACACATACGGAGCGCCGAGGTACTGCATAGAGTACACAGCGGCGTCGGTAAAGACCAAAATCTCTTGGCGCTGTGGTTTGATCGCAACAATTTCAGACCCAGCCGAGAGCGTAAAACTACCCGCTTGGTTAGTGACAGCGGGTGTCCATGTGGCGTAATCTTCTTGATCCGACCAACGCACCAGCAACGGATTCAACGTGGTATCAAAGTAATCATTACAACCAAATGCGATAACAAAGCGCGACGAATCGCTTACATGCACTATGTTGCACTTGCTGGGGCAACTGGTATCAGTCGTCCAGTACGCCACGCCTTCTTGTGTATTAGTGTTTGTTGACGACAGAATCTGAGCGCGTGTATATGTAGCCGTGGCTGACGATGGCACCCACAAATATAGAGCGCCCCCGCGCGCATTAAATATAAGCCGCTCGCCAAAGTTAATCTGGCTCCATAAGCGTAATGGCGCAGAAACAAGCGCAATGGACGACGATTGCCCCCATCCAGTCCAATCGCTTGTGACTTGAGTAACCGTGGCCCCAGAACTATGAGAAGCCGCCGATGTTCCAAGTGCGCCACGAGTACACGGATCAAACGTGTTGCCAGCTATGCCGGTGTAAGTAATTAACTCAGAGTCAATAATTATCGTTCCAGAACCATCAAAGTCCGCTGTGCTGGTCACCGCGATAGTGGTATCCGAATCGTTTAAAGCACCATTTAACGTAGTAACAGTAGTGCCGGTAACCGACCCGCCCCAAGTTCCCGCGCCAAAACCGTTTAAACTTACCCCAACATCGTTACCGCTGTTAATCTGGAAAGCGGCGGTTATAGAGGTGCCACCACCCGGAGAGTTACCGGCATCAGTTGTGTTAGCCGTAGTAGAGACCGTGATAGTGAAGTTGTTTGAATCTACGTAGGTTACTTGGTGTTCAGCATTGAGGATGACATCGGTAATACTGCCACCAAGCCCAGCAGCACCACTAAACGTAACAAAGTCGCCAGTTTGGGCATTGTGCCCCGTAATATTTACATTGATGATCGACGAGTTATTCGTGGCAGTAAAGCAGTTATCTGTATCAGGAGAGGTGAACGTAGCACGCAACGGCGTGATGTCATACAAATATCCGTCGGTGGAATCTTGTATATAAAATTTAAGGTTTGTGCCAAGGCCGAGTAGATTGTTCCCTTTTAGGGTAATCCAGTTCCACAGCGAACGACAAACACCCCAAAACCTCCCAGTCGGCGGAGTCAGCGTAGCGTCAAGCGGGCCGCCATCTTTTGTCCAGCCACCAATCTTCTCAGGCAAACCACCACGAAAACGCACTTTATCGCACTCAAACCATGCACCTTCATTAGATAAAGTGGTGGCGTTACGTCTTACACCGGGTTGAAATTTAAGCGCTTGTAATGGCATTTAAGATCCCCGAACACGCACATCAGAGTAGCACGCAGCTACAAACGGCGTCGATTTGTCAAGGTTAATTTCTCTTACCAATTCCATACATTTCTTTTCGTCAGGCACTTCCAACTTATGCGCCACCTGCAATGAATTCCCCGGGCCAGCCACGAAGATAAGCACTGCAATGATGGTGTTCATTACATAAGCTCAAAGTGTGGCCCGTCAATAAACGGGCGTTTGCCTTGCGACCTACGCAGGTCGATGTATGTGGTCATGGCGTCTTCCATCTTGCCCTGCCACGTGCCAATATCGTCAATGTGCCAAGCGCCGCCCCAGCGGACAGTAACCCCGTGCTCTTTGGCAGCAGCAGCCATAGCGTCGGCTATGTCGTCATAAAGATTTAATTCCCACGACACCCGGCCCGATATATAGGCTACTAAGTCCACAGCCAAGCCGTCGATATGCTTGGATTTCATGGTTTTGCTAGCGCCGCGAGCGACGAGTTCCATCTGACGGGGCACCGAGCGCAGACCTTCGGACACACCGAAATCTACCTTAGTCAATTGGATAGCACGTTTAACGACCACGACGAGGCTATCTTCTACCCCCTCAAGCCGTTCTAAGCTGCGCTGCGATAGCTCAAAGCTCATTTGGTCAACCCCTTTTGCTTTTCATAGGTACGGAGACCCCCCAAACCAAGCATGCCTAACAACACCGTCATGAGGCTGTCCATGTCGAACGCAGGCAGTGCTGGGAGTGTAACTCCGAAGTACGCAGTTGTAAAGATTACGAGTGGTTGTAACACAAAGTGCCACGCTAGGGCAACCCCGCATGTCCACCCCACAAAAGGACGCCACCCAGATACAAAAACCGACCGGTGGGACGCCTCTGCCTTATTGACCTCAAGCTGCCCCACTGCCAGCTCTTGGGCGTGCTTTTCCGACATTGTGGCGATCTCATGCGCCAGCTTTGCCTTTTGGTCTTTGTCCTCGATAAACTTGTCCAGCAAACCCGTCACCGGGCCAATCAGAGCACTAAGCATCTTTGCCTCCCTGCATCTTCGGGCCGCTGTTGACATACAAGCCAAACCACGCCGCGCCAGCGCCCACAATCACAGACACAAACCCGGCTTGGGCATTGGTCGGATCGGGCAGCTCCATGAACCACGTACAGGTCTTATAGAAGACCAACATGTAACTCAAAATTAGTAACCTCGGTACGATGCGCCAAGCGTCTAGATCTTTAGCCGTCATACTTTCCCCACCATCTCAAAGAATATCATCACCAGCCAAGCCAAAGCGGCTAATAGCGCAGCAATAAGCCCGGTGTAGAAAACAGCAAGAAAAAACTCCTGCCGCTTATGCTTCTGTAGTAACTCAACCCGCTTGCGCTCCATCGCAATCTTTTCCCGCTGGCGCATCATCTCAAGGTACGTCTCTTGCCCATAGCGCAGAATGATCATGCTGCGGAGCTCGCGCTCCATCTCGCCCAGCTTCTGCCGCTGCACCACAAGCTGTAGTGCCTCTTCTTCCACCGATCCAGCAGATAGCAGCTTCTTAAATATCGGTGGGTTTTTGGCTTTTTCTTCTGCCTTGGCTATGTCGGCCTTAGCCCCAAAAAACTTACCAATATAGAGCGCGACATCCTCAATCTCACGCCCAACTTCCACCGCCTTTTTGATGGTGTTAAACGCCGTCGTGGCGACGGTAAAGGCGGTGATTGGGTCGATCATCTACGCAACACTTCCAAGAATAGTGCCGTTGTTGGTGAGAGAAACTGATGTACCTGAAATAGCTGCACCGCCGGAGCCGCCTGAACCACCACCGCCTGCTCCACCCGATTGGCCATACCCACCACCGCCGCCCGCAGCTCCAGCATTGCGGGCGCCAGAACTCCCCGGGCTTTGCCAAAGATAGTAACCATAAGCGCCGCCGTTTTGGTCTTGACCACCGCCGTAGCCACCAGGGTTATCTGCTCCCTCCCCACTTGGGTATAGTGCATTAACACCATTGGTATTTGTTATTATGCGACCGCCACCGCCGCCACCCGAGCCGCTATCGGTACCGCTGTTTTCTTGTCTGCCAGCGCCTGAACCGCCGTTTGGCCCACCCTTGCCCCTAGTATTGTTAGAGTCACCTGACGCATCGGAACCCGCAGAACCCGGCGAACCACCAGCGCCACCCGTGTATGAAGCGTCTCCACCCTTACCACCACCAGCACCGCCACCGCCACCGGACACACCCTCACCGCCACCTCCGCCACCGCCTCCACCCCCGCCGCCAATAAACGCGCCAGAGCCATTGATCAGCACGATATTTGGTGCAGCGTTAGAGATGGCGGGGCCGCCGTTGCCGCCAGCAGTGTAGTCATCACCACCGTTGCCACCACGCCCAAGTATGTAGCCGTTGTTGGTGATGGTGACCAACCCCCGCATGGTGTCAGGCAACGTCAATGCAGCCGTCGAGGTGCTATCCGACCAAATGTAGACGCCCGGGTCAATAGTCAGCTCGACCGGCTGCCAAGGCATCCAGTAGAGGTCGCGCAGGTAGTCGTACAAGTTAACCTCTTTTTGGTTTGACGTGATGGTGTGCCTAAAGAGACCACCGCCGCCAAACCCGAACCCTTTAGCGGACGTGCCGCCGAGACGCACAATAAAAGGCATGGCCCACCCCTACGAGTAGTTAATCAGGCTAGCAAGAACTGTATACGTCGCCGAGTCCGTTTTAACAATCGTATACGTGTACACATCAATGCCATTGGTAAAGCCCTCGGTGGGTGCTACCCCGCCCTGCCATTTTGGCGTGACGGTCGTGCCATCAATTTGAAATGTCGCGCCCCAGTACTCGTCCGCGCCGATGGTCGCCATAAAGACCACGGTCATACTCTCGCCGTTGGCCATGATGCTATCTAAAGTATTTGAACCATCACCACGAATGTTCAGCGTCCAGTCATCAGAAGCGTCTGTGGTGTAGTACACGATGGCCTGAGTAAGCGCGTCAAAATTGATGGTGCCCGTGGCTGCGGTCTCCGACACCGTAATCTTTTCCAGACCTTGCTGCACCTTGACGGTATTTTCAAAAATCTGCTTGGCAGAAAAGGTGTTTGTGGCAGAAAATGTCTGCTCGGTACCCAGCACAGCCAGCGTATCGTCCACCGTGTCGGGGGCGGTTAGGGTGAAGTTGCCGTCAGTAATTGTGTCCGGTGCTTTGATGGCTACGTAGTAATCATTTTCCGAGTCGTCGTCTTCATACAGCTTAATTTGCGCTCCGGCACCCGACGTGCCAGCCACGTCCATCTGCGTAATGCCGTCGATAGTACCGCCAGAAATAGCACTGCTGGTAAGAGTTGCCGCCGTAGCGGTAAGCGTTGCTACATCAAGCGTAGGGATGTGGGTAATTTGGGATACAACATTAGTACCATCGACATAAACAACAGCCGACTTGCCATTTGGAATTGTGACGCCAGAGCCACCACTCGTCTTAACAATAATGCTTTGACCGCCCGTAGTGTTGTTCTGCACCACATAAGGCTTCTCAATGGTCGGCACCTCCAAGTTACGAGTGTCGTTAAGCTCAACAGAAGTTACATTAAGCACTAAACAACGCGCTGCCTGTGTTGCGTTTGAATTTGATAGCGTAAGCGTTAGATCGGCATCCGAAAGAAACGTCACTGCGCCATATCCGACAATCGCTTCTTCTAGCGCTGTACCAAGGTTTGTGTTGGTAGTTTGGCCCCAAGTACCGGCTTGTTCACCATCGGCTATAAGCTCAATCTTGAGGTTAGTTGAATAATCTGATGCCATTTTTTACCCCGTTTAGGTAGGAATTTCTTCCCATTCAGTAGTTTCTGCTGTTACTACAGGTGTCCAACCATCTGCGGCTCCCGTACTAACACTTGCCCAATCCCCAACGGCACCTGTGTCTATGATGCCCCAGACGTTAGTGTAGCTAGTAAGACCAATTCCGTACACCCCTGTCGGGAACACATTTGCCGTGCCAGTAACCCCAACAGTGCCTGTACGTCCGGTAGCCTTAAGCCCAGTAACTACCGCTGTTATATCAATTTTGACAGTGGCTGTACCAAGTTCTGCGGTTCCAGCGACCCCAGTTACAAGTACATTGGCATCCGCTGTTACGGTTACGTTGGCTAGAACACCAGTAGCAGACAACCCGGACGGGTAAACATTTGCGTCACCTTTTGCAACTACCGTCCCTAGCTCCGCCGTAGCCTCTACCCCAGACGGTACTACATTAGCAGTACCTGTTACTGTTACGGTACCTACACCACCGGTAGCGGCCAGCCCAGATGGGTATACGTTTGCATCAGCTTTAACCGTTACAGAGCCTACGCTACCAGTAGCAGATAGCCCAGACGGATAGACATTTGCGTCACCTTTTGCGGTTACTGTGCCTAACTCTGCCGTAGCCTGCGCCCCGGACAATACTACGTTAGCGGTTCCAGTTACTATTACCGTGCCTACGCCACCGGTAGCAGACAGCCCAGATGGGTATACGTTTGCATCAGCTTTAACCGTTACAGAGCCTAGCGCGGTTGTGCCACTTACCCCAGTTACAGTTAGGTTGGCATCCCCACTGACAACCGGTGACCCGACACCCCCAGTAGCAGACACCCCAGTCGGGTATATATTGGCAGTACCTGTTACAGAAACTACACCCAACCCGCTGGTAGCAGCTACACCAGTGGGCGATACATTTGCGTCAGCTATTACTACAACAGTACCTACGCCCCCGGTAGACGAGACCCCAGAGACAGACAGTATTTGATCCGTTGTAATAGATACGGTGCCTACAGCACCCGTAGCAGCAACCCCCGTTACTACTGCGACAGCAGCAGCAGATTCTTCGCCTACATCAGCGAAGGGGGCTACAGCAAAGGGTGAGGTACCGAACACGTTCTATCTACGCTATCGCCGTAATTGTTAAAACAGGCACCGCAAGGTTGTAAGGTGCTGAAGCGCCTCCACCGTCTCTCCACACGTTTTGGTGCAAGGCTTGTTGATAAGAAGACCCGTCATATTCACGAGCTTGGAGCTTCAAAGTTTTAGCCGACGTCCAAGAGGTGAACTTACCGTAAGTCGGGCTGCTTGATGCGGCGTTGCACTGAATCATCCACTCAAACACTTCTGGTGCGTTGTGCTGGGCGGAGGATACATACTCGCCCGGAGCAATAGACCGATACGCAGGGATGACTTCATCAGTGTCAATATAAAAACGATAGTGACTGATACCCGAATAACCAGTGCAGTCAATCTGCCAAATGAATTTGTACACCACGGTGGTTGTGCCACTCGGCGGGGTGTATGTCATTTCGCTGCCCGTGACATCTTGGTAACTTGTGGTCAGTTGAAGTACGGCAGTTACGTTTGGAAACGTGTATGTGCCTGACCCCACAGTCACACTACGCCCATCGCATACACCAGCCAACACCTCAATGATTTGTCCCGGCGAGTACGGCTGCTCAAACGCTCCAGCATCGGCGGCAACTATCTTATGACCCGTGGGTAACGCAATCTCGCCAGTGCCTGACTCGGCTTGCAGACTGTTGGTTTCAATCGCGTTTGCTGTTAACGTACTCATGGCTTGGGGTACTCCTGTTTAACCGCAGCAATGGTTGCCTTCCAAGCGTCAATACCCTCGTGGTAGATTTGGTCTAGCTGGTCTTGGATGGACGGGTAGGCGCGAGAGCGTTGCTCTTTGTAGGCTTCAGCATCAGCCCACGATTGCAGCGCCGCCATATCCATGTCAACGACCTCGCCGTTGGCATCGTAGGCAGTTGACCCGTTGATGGTGACCACGCTCGGGTACAGGGCGGTAATGGCGTTCAAATTCATGCCACCACCTCCATTGCGGTAATCGTATTCGCGGTATACCCTGAATACGAAAGGTCGGTCTCTGAATATGGGCGTCCGACGCCAACCCAATAGCCTGACGAGTACGGTACCGCCAGCTGAATCTTATAAGTCACCGCACTGGTGGTCGCCGGTGAGTCCAAATATACCGGGGATACCGCTTGTATATCGTAAGTGGTGTTAAACGAGGTGCTCGCGTACCCGTGCCACGTTGACCGAGTCCTGTTGCTACCTACTTGGTCGCCAATCAAAAGCACCGTGTCAGCCCCTCCACCGATAGAACGCGCAAGGCGCATATCTACGTGCCCCGAATAACCAATAGTGAGGTAAGGCGTCAGTAAAATCTTGTTGCTGCTTGTTGACGGCGTGATGGTGACACTGAGTCCAGTCACATCAACAAAACTTTGAGACTGCGTGGCAAAGACGTCGGTCTTTACTGTCTGCACCACCTGCAAAATAGTTCCGTTAGGCATTTGACTGCTACTGATGTTTGCCGCCGTAGACATCAGCGTCCCGCCCTCATCAGGCAGCGTCAGCGTCCTGTCGGTGTTCGTGGCGGGCGAGGCAATCGTAAAAAGTGCCGTACCGCTTGCGTTGGGGGACAGTGCAATCTTACTCATGGTTTTGGATACTTTGCTTTAACAGCCAAACAATCAGCTATATATTTATCAACCTGCGCTTGGTCGCCTTTGACAATACCATCAAGGTAATCATCAGGTGGAGGATATTCGTTAACCCTGTTTCTTTCCCACGGCTCTAATGGGTCAACCCACTCTTCTACTTCTTCCACAACAGGAGCAGGAATGTCTTCAAACACCCACCCGTTGTCCCACTTAGCCCTCTGACCATCAGGAACCGCAGGGGCTTCTGTATCAACAGTACCTGCTGGCATCAAGTAAACCCCCGGCTCTTTAGGAGATTCATCAGCCGTGGTCGTTCCTACAAAATAACCATCAGAATCAAGTTGTACTACTGTTTTCACATTCACCTCAATACTTAATACAAGCCAATAATGCTACGTTACGTGGACGAGCTTCAGAGCCCTCGTTTTGTGCTTTAAATGCGTCGCTGTCAGTTGGGTACACATAGGTGTTTGCCCCGCCGTATCGGTAGTAACTAACCTCAGCATTAATCTTACGATAGGCGTCACCTGCTGTCGTTGTACCGCTATAGCCACCACCGCCGCTTGTAAACGAACCAGTGCCAACGTAGTGTCCGTGCTCTTGGTTTGCGGCACTCTGTGTGCTTCCTAAACTACGTCCAGTATCAACCCCAGCCCCATCATCCAAAGCACGTAGAAACTCTCCACGTAGGTCAGGTACGTTAAACGTGGTAGACCCATCGCCTGACCCAAAGGTTGTGCCGATAGCGGCAAACAAAACATCATAGGTGGTACGCGACACCGCTGCACCGTTACACTTTAAGAAACCATTAGGGGCTGTGGTCATACCAAAGAAACACACCTGACCAGCCAAGAAAGGCAAGGCATCGGCTGTGACTAATCCTACCCCGTTTGTTCCGTCAATCGTTACTGCCATGTTCTCCCCTTAAACCACTACCCAACGGCTACCAGTAGGAATCGTTACAGTGATGCCACTGTTAATTGTGATAGGCCCTGCTGACATTGCACTCTTGTTGGTGCTGATGGTGTAGTTGGTTGTTACAGTTTGTTCGTTCTCATAGAACACTGCATCGCTACCACCGCCAGTAGCTCCACCACCCCCACCAATAGCACCCCAAGCGGAGCCGTCATAACCCTCAAAACTACCATCGTCCGAGTTAAACCGAATATAACCAGCAGACGGTGACCCATCGCGCTGCGCTGTGGTGCCGCTAGGCAGTTCAGCCGACCCAGTAGAGGATGTTCTAGTTACTAGGTTATCTGCGTTTACGTCGCCTGTGGCAGTGAAGTCACCACTAGACTTATCAAAGGTAAAGCGTGTGGTACCGTTGTCGGTGATGATGAAACTTACAGCCGAAGCCTCAAGCTCCATCTCCATCGTGTTGGCAGTGCCATCGTAGAAAAACTTTGCATCATCTGAAGAGCCAAAACGCAAATGCTCAGTACCACTCGTCCCATCACCAAAGTCAATAATAATAGGATACACATAACTTATATAACTATAACTTCCATAGTAATAACTTGTGGTAAGACTGTTGAGACTCGGGTTGTAATAAAGACCTGAATCAATACCTAACGCATAATCTCCCGTGGTATTGCCACTAGCAAACGGAATATAAAAATTAGCTGATGTCCCAGTAGCTGTAAGGGCAACGTTATCGGCATTGGTTGCATTAGTTGCGTTTGTTGCTGAGGTGGCAGATGTCGCGGTGCCTGCGTTGCCAGTAATGCTGATGCCCCACGTGCCGGTAGCGTTGGTTCCGCTGGTGCTAGGTGCGCCCACAGTGTTGTAGCTAACAGAACGTGCAACGCTACCGTCAAACGATATAGGCGCTGTATCGCCGCCGCCAGTACCAAAACTAACAGAATTAGATACTTGGTTTGCTGTAGTAGCAGTAGTAGCAGTAGTAGCAGTGTCTGCGTTACCGGTTAAATCCCCCGTTACCGAGCCAACAGTTAAAACATTGGTGTTGGGGTTATAAGTAAATGTAGCGGTGCTGTCTTGTAAAAGCGCGTAATTGCCAGTGGTAGAAGCCGTCGTATTAGCAAACGGTACTTTAAATGCACTAGCGGTTGTAGACGTTGCTACGTTTACATTTATGGCATTTGTGGCTGTGCCAGCTGAGGTAGCCGAAGTCGCTGTGGCAGCGTTACCAGTAGTGTCCTGATTGCCCGCCGCGTTGACCCCGGGCAAATTTATGTCGGCGGTACCATCAAACGATACACCACCTATATTACGAGCGGTCTGAAGTGCCGTGGCCGTTGCCGCATTACCTGATGTATCTTGGTTACCAGCAGTATTGACCCCGGACAAGTTTATATTTGCGGTGCCATCGAAGCTAACGCCACCAATTGTTCTGGCTGTCTCAAGCGATGTGGCCGTGTCGGCGTTTCCCGTTAGGTCGCCCGTAAAGCTGGTGGCAGCTAAATCGCCTGTAGCTTTGGTAAACGTGAATCTTGTTGTGCCGTTGTCGGTGATGATGAAACTATTAGCAGCAGACTCAAGTTCCATCTCCATAGTGTTGTTAACACCATCGTAGAACATCTTGGCGTCTTCACTAGCCCCCCAAACTACATAATCATCGTCTCCAAATAATCTAACGCCGGTAGTAAAATAACCAACACCAGAAACAGTTAAATAACTTGTGAATAATTGGTTAAGGCTGGGGTTGTAATAAAGACCACTATCAACACCTAACGCATAATTCCCTGTGGTATTTCCACTAGCAAATGGAATGTAAAAGGTAGATGATGTGGATGTGTTTGTTAAGGCAACATTTGTTGCGTTTGTGGCCGTACCACTCAAATCAGCGGTAATAGTGCCAGCGCTGAAGTTGCCAGAAGCATCACGAGCAACAATAGTAGAAGCAGTGTCTGCATTGGTTGCGTTAGACGTAACCGTGAAAGTCGCGTTGCCGGTCTGGTTGGCAGTAAACGTCTGGGAGCCTGACAAGCCCGTGCCAGACACACTCATCGTCAGCGTACCGTCCCCGGGTTGTGGAGATGCAGCAAACTGCGAATACGTTATGTCCGTGGTACCAAACGTAATGGTGCCTTGCGTGGTCAGTACGTACGACTCACCGGCTCCGGTATCACCCTCAAGCACAAAGAACGCATCGCCCTGACCCATAGCATCCGGGTCGCTTGGGTTGTAGGTGTCGGCATCGGTTGCTCGGGTCAGCACCCAGTTTGTCGAGTCAGAGCCAATATCCGTAACCGTGTAAACGCCGTTCTGAGTTTGATCGACTTGGGTGTAAATTAGCACCCTGTCGCTGGTAGCCATCGTAATACCGTCGATTACTAGCGCAGCCTGAGTCCCCGAGTTGGTCAGGGTAGCGCCAACACCGGACGAGCCGTTGTTATAAGTGGCCGTCAAAGCCGTAGGCGATTCAACCCGCACCGGGTCATGGTAGTGCAGGGCAGCAGCCGTGGCGTTATCTACGTATTCTTTGGTCGCAACATCTAAATTATTAGTTGGGGCAGCGCCAACCGTAATCTTGCCGCCAACCGTTACGTTGTTGGAAGCATCTTCAAAGACCGCCTTATCAGACGGCTGAGTGATAAATACCTCTTTTGTGCCAGCGCTAAAGTTGACTGCCGAACCGGAATTACTAGAGGACAGGATAGTGTCCCGGCTAAGCGTCGTACCACTGGCCGTAAACGTGCCAATACCTACTTCCCACTCACCAATAGACGCACTGGCGGTATTGTGTATGGTGTAGTAAACCGTATCCCCGTCGGACACAGCCGACGTGAAACTTTGGTACCCCGGATAGGCTCCGGAAAGCGTAATAGTGCCCGTCCCCGTCGTGGACGAGGACTCACGAACGCGGTCTTTGAGCGACAGGGCCATTTGCCCCTCCTATTAAGCTATACGGATGATAGCAGTGGTTGCGCCCGCTGCCGGGAACTGAATAGTGAAATCACCTGCTGTAGATGTTTTATCCCCACCAAAATCCAGCACCGCAACAGCCGCGTTAGAATTGCTTGAGTTATAAATCAGAGCGCCTCTAGCCGTAATAGTCGCAGTAGACCACGTAACATCACTAAAGTCTATATACGCCGTAGTACCGCTAGACGTAGGCGCAGTGCTAACTGTCAATGGTTTGCCGCCCGCCGTGTAGCCCGTACCACTAACTTCGTTACTAGCCGTATACGCCGAAGTAGAGGCATCTAACGTAGCCGAAGAAGTATACAAAGCAATATAGTATGTATCAGTGTCAAAATCTTCATCAGCCTTCATAAGATTTACTTTGAAGGTGGTGCACATTGCTTGAGTAATAGCCATATTAAGCTCCTGTCAAATCAAGTTACTGGGACTCGCACCTGACCAGCTCGGTACGAATCTTGCCGTTCAAGCCCATCACCAAGCCGTTTAGCTAGTTGAAGTGCCTCGTTGTACTTTGCGTTGTATAGCTGCAATAAATCAGGCTCGCCCTTCATGAACGTATAAGCCTCGACCAAAGAGCCGTACAACAGTACAGAATCAAAGTTATCGCCCAACCAAGAAGTGCCGGAAGCAGCGGTCGTGATTGACGGTGGGTAATAGTAATAGTGAAGCTCCGCCGTGTAATTGGCATCTGGCGTAGGGCCAAGAATAAAAGACAACTCGTTCACATCCCCAGACTGCGGGCCAAAAATAGCATAGTATTTGGGGGTGCCAGTAGCTGTGGGGGTTGGGTAAGCCTGCCGGATAAAATTAACGTCTTTATTTAGCAGATACTCGTAAGCACCATCACCATCAACAATAGCTAGAGAATAAGGTGACAGAAAATCGTTAGGGCAAGATAGATATTTGTTGTTTAGCGTAGCGGTGCCGGTTACATTTTTACGTAGCGACGGGAACTGAATCGAGTTGTAAATGCGTTGCTCAGCCTGCTCAACAAACGTAGCAAGATCCGTGGACGTAAACGTGTTTTCCGTGTAGTCCTGTATCGCAGTCGTCAACTCAGAATAGTTCATTACATCACCCCGCCGCTAGCCCACGGCACGGAAGTAGCCCAAATCTTTACGCTTTGTTTCGGCTCCCAAGGCTGACCGCAGTTAGTGCAAACACCCGTGGATTCTTCAGCAGCGCTAACCGGGTCGTTGCAATGAGCACAAACGACCTCAATCTCATGGGTAGGTTCGACCACCCCATTCTCAAGCTGCCTAGACTCTACACGCGTCTTCACGCCATTGGCCCCCGGGCCATCGTGCCCTTGGTCGCTGCACCGGTACCGCGAATCTTGACACCAGAGGTTTTAGCCCCGGTCTCAGGATACCCAGCCGTTTTTGGCACGGGTACAGGTTTTGGTTGCGTGTATTTGTTCAAACAAGCGGTTTTATTCATACTAACTCCTTACGATATAGACACCGTAACAGTGCCAACTGTACCCGAAGATTGCACTCCAGACAAGGGATTGAACGTGCCCGGGATGTACCGGGATGAGGTTGGGATGTTGACATCGCTAAGCGAGCGGTCTGGGCGCGGGTTCATAATTGCCTGCGGATCGACCACCGGATACTTGCCAACTTTGTACTGAGGATGGTCTGGCTCCCAGCACTGCGGACACACCTGAAGATTGGTCGGAGCCTCGTTGACCACCAACTCTTTGAGCACCCTACGCTTATACTGGAACCCACACCTATCGCACTCGGCGATGGTGTATTTACCCTGAGCGTATTTGGTTGCTGACATTAGGGTTTACCCTATAGTCATATATCGTGGTACAAGCTGGAACGTGGCTTTTTCTCTATCTTCAGTAGCAGCAAGCTCCCATGCTTCGTCATACTGCTGTTTGAGTAAGCCAATACGCTCAAGCCCGTTCGGAAGCTTCAGCGCCAAGTAATACGCCAAGCCAGCCGTCAGACAGTTCAAAAACCTAAAAGGCACATCCATCGTGTTTACGCCATTGCCAGCATCTTGAATACGACGTAGGCGCCAGTAGACCAGCGTGTAGGTCTCGGCAGTATCGGGCACAGGCCAGAGGTTAATTGATGGGGCACTCGTCTGGCGGTCAATATAGACTTGTACAGGTCTGCCCGTGGTCAATTTGTTGGGGATGCTGGAATACGTAGATACACTAATACGAGAAAGCGCCAAGTCAGCTTGATTAGCCGCAGACCCCGAATCTGTGCGGATTACGTGCTCCAAAAGGTCAACCGTGTCAGCCGGTAGAGTGTACGTGCCGATTCCGGCAGTAAGTACCTGAGACCCTTGTTCAACCGTCCAAAGGTTGATACCCCGGTTAGCCCAGTCGGTAAACATGAGATTCAGGCTACGGCGGGCCGTACGCAGGTCATACCCAGTACGCATCTCGCTACCCGCGCGCTCGAACGCCTCCTCGACCAACTCGGTCAAGTCCATGTTGAATGTTGCGGTACCTGATGTAGCCATTATTTACCTCTGTTCCTATGCGGAGCCACTTTCTTTGCTATTTTTGTTGGTTGTTTGACGAATTGTTGCCCTTTAGCCATTCCTTTACGCTTCGCTCTGCTAGTGCTAGCGTATTCAGCAGGGGTAAGAGACCTAATAGCAGATTCAGGCAAGTATCTTTCGCCCGTTTCAGAAGATTTTTTACCACTCTTGGTTCTCCATTTCTGCTTCGTCCAAGCCTTTAACGATTGTTGGGGCTTCTTCATTCTTCGCCGCCCCAGAAAAACAACACACGTAGAACCAACAAATCAATAGCTAGGGCACTTTCTTCGCTATCTTCGTCCGCCTGTGGTACATACTCAATACCTAGGCTGACGCCAAATATTGGGTGGATCTCGATTTCAAAGCTTTTCATAGCTTTTCTGCGGTTTTATATGCCTTTAGCTCCGTTTCAAGCTCTCTAATCCGTTTATCTCTTTCATCCAGCTTACGCATCAGCCCGATATTCATTTCCGCCCAAGTAGAGATTGCTTCCACACGTTCTTTATGGTCTTCAGCCATCATCTTGAACATGCGCTCGGCAACGTCTATTTGGGTTTTCATGAAGTCATTCATTACTTCTTCTTCGCTCTTAGCTTTTTAAGCATAGTTGCCATCGAGTTAGTTTTTGGCTTAGTCGAAGTCTTTTTAGTACCGCCCGGATTTATAGGGTTCCTACTAGACTTACGCTCCGGTATAACACTACCCTTAGCAATACCTTTCTCAACCTTAATCACGATACCCACCGCCTTTCTCTTTGTACTTCTTGGCAAGCAACTGTGCCTTACGAGCTGACCACTGGCCAGCCTTTGTACCCTGAGTAGCAGATGCCTTGATCGACTCAAACAAACTCTTACGCATACCGGGTTTGGTGTAGTTACCAGCCTGATTTACTTTAGACTTGGTAGCGCCACCTTTTTTCATAGCGACGGGTTTCATAGCCCGCCCCATACCACGGCAGTTCATCATGTCAGCACATCCTACCTTTGGTTTTGCCACGCTGGGCAATACCATCGCCACGAACTTTGCCGCCTTTCTTGTACTTAGCCATACCACCGGATTTCATCATTTTTCCGGCTGCACGGTCTTCGTCAACGTTTTTCTGATCAATGGCATTGGCGCGATCTCGGGCGCGATTAGCGCCTTCAGTATCACCAGCGGCTTCTCGCTCGTCTGCGAGTTTTCTAAAGTCTGCGGCGGTCATTTCTGCCATGATTAACCTTTCACATTCTTTTTGGCTATCTTTTTAGCCGTTTTGTGGGCACGTTTACCCACGAACTTGTCTGCCACGCCCTTAGAAACACCGACCTTCTTTGCAAACTTTGGGTTATTAGCCACGGCCTGCATGAACTTTTCTTGTTTCTTACTCTTCGCTGGCATCTTTTTTCCTTACTTTATCGACCAAGCCCTGCACCGTATCACTTTCCCAGATGCGGATACCCAGCCAGATGATGGTGAAAACGGAACCCACCGCAGGCAAAATATCCATTACGGTTCCAACAGTGGTAGCCACAGCTACTGCGTCTGCTACAGCTTTTACATCGCCACTCATATCAGCAGTTCCATGCTCTAAGGCTCTTGTTTATACGACTGTTCGGGTCTTTCGCTGTCTTGGAAGACGTCAGCTTCTTCTTCATGCCTTCCATTCGAGAGCAGAAAGACTTTCGCCTCGCGGCGTCCTTCTTTGTCTTTGGCTTGGGTGCGGGCGGCTTGAGCCCCGGTTTCCCGGGGTTGGCTCGGTTGTAAGAGGCGCGCCCTTTGGCGTTCAGTCCGCCTTTGGGGTTCTTGCCTTCTTTGCGCGTCCATGCTGCGCTCGCCATGATTAAGCAGCCTTGCCGCCAACAAACAACACCACCACGCTAGTAACCTTAGCCGGGTCAAACGACACATAAATGTCGGTCGAACACAAGATACCGTTGTCGGGTATCAAAAGGTCATGCGCGCCAGCAGCCGGAGGGCTAGGCACAGATAGCACCGTGGTGCCGCCTGAACCGCCGTCTTTGAACACAATCGTGTCTGCCGTACTGGTCGAGATGTAGTAGATGCCCGCAATACGCGAGCGTCCGTTTACCGCTGTTCCAGCAGCAGTCAGGGTCTTAGCCTGAATGTCACTTGCAAAACTCATAATTTGCTCCTTGAGTTAAAAACCCTCGCGGGAGACAAATTACGACAATGCAGCGCCTACAGCAGTCTTCCAAGCCGAGCCGTCGCTGATCACAATGCAAATTTCGTCATTGCCAGCGCCGTTATCGGTGATGATATACATGGTGCCAGCGGCAACCGAAGAGGCTGCGGGCAACGAGGCCGTAACAGTGACAGGGGGTACGAAGCCGTTGGTCGAAATAACCGGGCCAGAAAAAGTGGTATTAGCCATTTTCAATCCTCACATGCGAGTTAAAACGTAGGTATTACTGTCTGCATGTCGTCAGCCGGGACTGTCAGTAATACCGGGTGACCCCGGACTTGCCTACGTAATATACACGATTTAAACTACGTGTCAATAGGTTAATAGGGAGAAAAAAGTGGACTACAAAGTCCGTTGCGTGGATACATCAAATATCCACTGGCGGAACATTATTTGCGGGCTACAGCTACAGTGCCTCCCGTACGATGAAATCTTCCCTCCGCACGAGGGTTGGTGGTTTGTTGCGTTTGAGCGCAGGGCTGGGCCGGTCGGATTTGCCGGGATGGTTATGTCGTCCCGTTGGACAGATTGCGTGTACTTCTGCCGCTCTGGGGTTAAAGAAGAGCATCGAGGCAACGGACTGCAAAAGAAGTTAATATACGCCCGTCTCAAGCGAGCACGAATGATGGGTATGAACTGGGCTGTGACTGAAACTTTTAGTAACCCAGCGAGTTCTAACAGTCTTATAAGTTGTGGTTTTAAATTATACGAACCTACAGTACCTTGGGCTGGTGATACCTGCCTTTACTGGAGGTGTAAAGTGAATAATGCCTTATAAAGATCCGAAGAAGCGAAAAGAAGTTTCAAAACAAGCCTCAGCTAAACACTACCAAAATAACAAAAAAGAACTAGCCGCTAAGCAGCGGCAGCAAAGACGTACGTTTAGTAAGCGCTGGGCAGAATACAAAGCCAGCATCAAATGCGCTAGTTGCGGGTTCTCACACCCAGCAGCCATAGATTTCCATCACCCACCGGGCACTAAAGAGCACCATATCCACACGCTGGTACGGCGTCGGGCTGAAGAATTATTGTTTGCCGAAATAGCCAAGTGCGTGCCACTGTGCGCTAACTGCCACCGTATCCACCACCATAACTTGCGTGAAGAGCGCAAACGTAAAAAGAAGATAAATAAAAAGGGGAGCCGAAGCTCCCCTTAGGGTGTAAGGCCGAAGCCCTACGATCAGGTCGAGCCTGAAGTGCCCCACATACCCAGCGGGTCGCTCCAGCCGAAGCTGTAACGCTCACGGGCCTTGTACCGCACGTTGCCGGTATCAAAGTCACCGTCCATGCCGGTGGTCATGGCAGCACGGGTGAAGTGCTTCATGCCGTTGGGCACATCGGTCTTGATGAACCAAGCATTGGTATCGGTCAAGAAGTGGTTGACGGTGTAGCCCTCGGGGATCGAGCCCATCGCCTTAATGGCGTTCAGGTCGTTGTCAGCCGTAGCCACGCGGAGGTCGGTGTCAAGAATACGCTTGGCAACGAACATCAGCGCCGGGGGCACAATCAACTTACGAGGCTTAGCAGCAATCAGCAGGCCACGCTCGTCCGTCCAAGCAGCGATCTGAATGATTGCAGCCTCTAGCGAGGTTTCGTTCAAATCGACTTGAGCAGCCGGGGTGTTGCTGTTGGTGCCGCCACCAACCAAGGGGTGAGCCGTAGAGAACAGAGCCACATTGTCGCCGCCTTTGTAGGAGGCGCTGAAGCCGTTGTTCAACACAGCAGCAGCCTTAACCTGCTTGGTGTAAGCCATAGCACGAGCCAGAGCCTTGGTGTAACGAGCAGACAAGCTGTCGTACAGGTTGTCCTCAACCGCCTCTTCGGTGATCGAGAAGCCCATAGCAATGGTTTCGTGGTTGTAACGAGTCGTCCAAGCCTCTTGAGCATTGTCATAGACCATAGCAGCGCCTTCGGCTTTCACCGGGGCGGCACCAAAGCCAGACAGCTTGGTTTCCTCTTCAAACGAGCGCTCCGAGGTCTCACTTTCGTAGATCTCTTTGTGCTCTTCGCCGTACTTTTGATACTCCAGACCAAACAATGCGTTCAGGCCCGGGAGCAGCTCTTTCAGTAATTGACTGCGTGAAATAGCCATTTTAGTTTACTCCTTAGACGCCAGCGTTGTTAGTCATGTGGTGCCCACCAATCGTAAACTTAACGTATACGTCTGGGTAAGCGTCACCAACGGGAGAGGCAAAACCAACAATCAGCAATCCGCCGACGGTAGTTTGCACGCTCGCGTCAAGCGCCACATTAGAGTTGCCAGTAGCAGTGCTACCGGAAGTCAGGGCATTCTGGGCAGCGGGCAGCTTGGTAATAGCACCAAGAACGGCCTGCGAACCAGAGCCATCAAGCTGGGCTTGGAACATCACCATCGGATCATCCACAACATACGCCTTAACGACACCGGTGGTGCCAGAAGGATAGTATTGAGAATGGATGACCTGCCCCTGTGCGTTCACATACTCACAGCCCATGAACACACCAAGAGCACCGATGGTATCGCCACCAAAGTTATTGGTAGTAATATCAGCACCGGTACCGTCAGCTAGTTCAACGTAGCCAGCAGTAGTCAATTGCACAATCGAGCCGTGGAAGATGTTGTTGGCAACACCAGCCGGGTCAATTAGATATTCACTGACAGCGCCCGCATAGGGCATACCATCAGCACGCTTTACGGGACGCAGCCCGTAGGGTGTCTCGGTAGCAGCCATTTAGACTCTCCTAAAAATTAAGAACCAGAACCAAAAGTGACCTTCGATTTTTTGTCCGCAAACAAAGGCATGCGAGGGTCATTCTCACGAAGAAAATTGTTATCGACCGAATCCACTTGAGCTCTGTTCTGCGCCTCATAATACGCAGCACGTTGCTTGAGGAATTCCTCTGGGATGCGGCACAACAACAGACCACCGATCTCAATGTTCCCTTTAAAGCGGGAATCTTGAGAAGCGAGGTGCATCATTTCCGGGTATTCGTCGATCTTGCACGCTTCATACCCTTCACGGAACTTGGCAGAGACGTTTTGACCATCGGGTTGCCCCATCATGCTGACACGCACCCAACGGTGCTTCCAGCCGGGTCTTTCGTCTGGCGTGGGCAAAGTCTCCGGGGGACGCCACGCCTCAGGGCGGACGCTAGCCGTGCGATTTTCACGTTCGCGAACGATTCGATTTTGCTCAGCCATTTTTAAGCTCCATTCCTTAAGTTAGCAACCTGTTTAGCGTAAAGTTCTAGCGGAACCCCAATTCGCTTGGCTATCGCGACCTGAGACGCCGTTAACCTTACCTGTTTAGGCGAGGTGCTTCGGGTAGCCGGGGCTACTACCGGAGCGGGTTTTGATGCACGGCGCGGAGGTTCATCCTCTTGAGCCGGTTCGGATGCTTGATTTTGAGGAGCATCACTAGCCTCATCGCTCCCGAAATAATCGGGGAAAGTCTTACGCATCGTCTTATCAATTTCTTGATAGTACCGATCCGAAGATGGATCTAGTCCGCGATCTTCGACCAACTCTGAATGCAGCCCTAGGGCGAACGCAGTCATACGTCGATTTTGTCCAAACCAATCATTTTGACTACGCCATTTCTCAGCACGTCGGTCAACAGTTTGCGGCTGTTGTTGCGTTTGTACCTCTTTTTCCTCAACTTGTAAAGGTTTTAGTTGAGTTGCTTTGTCAAGTTTAAGAGTTGCCTTAGCAATTTGTTCCTGAGCCGCAACAATTGCGTCGGTATCGGCGTCCTGATAGGCGTCTTTATAAGCCCTTTTTGCCGCCTCTAACTCGTTCTCAGCAACCTGCTTGGCTTGGTCTATGTACTCCTGACTACCTGAGGCAAGCTTCTCTTGGAGCTTTTTGTTTTGCTCAAATAGCTGTCTGGCATATTCCTCTGCAGCTTGACGCTCACGCATGGCTGCTTCTTTAGCCCGTCGTTCATCATGGTACCCACGTGTAAACTTTTTTATTCGTTTTTGTACCTTTTCGTCGTAAGAAGCTAACTCTTCTTCAGTTACTTCTTCTGGGGGGTCGCCAGCTTTGCGGCCTCGGTCTTCTTCAGGGGTGTCATCCTCAACCTCGAAAGAGAATTCTTTCTCTTCCGCATTTTGTTCTTCGGAGACAGTTTCATCTGCTTCGTCAGGGAATTTGTATTCTTCACCTTCAAACTCTTTCTGTGCCATAAATTACTCCTTACGCACGTGAGATGCCACGGGGATCTTCCACAACCGCCTCGACCGAATCATCGTTGATGATGCGGAACTCACGGCCATGAATCTTCAGACGGGTGCCTGAATTCGGTCGCACGACGATGAAATCGCCTTGCTTACACGACGGCCCACTGGGGAACCGAGTCGTATCTTTGTAAGCATCTGGGCCAACCTTGACGACGAACAGAACGGGGGTCAATACCTCTTCGTAGTGGATCGTAGAGCCAGCTTTAATAATGCCGCTTTCGCTTTCAGAGAATTCCTCCATTGCTTCTGGAACTACGCACAGAAGATGGTAGGTTTTAGGGTCAGGCAACTGCTTGGCCTTTTGCTCCGGGGTCGCCCCCAAAACACTGGATAAATCCACAGCCGCAGTGTCGAACTCAGTCGTCGTCATCAGAACGCTCCATTCTTTGCACAAGGTCTTTGACAATAGACTCTGCATGCGTAAGACCCCGGATTACGCCACAGAGATGCCGGTACTCGGCGAAGTCCGCCGCTCTACCGGAGTTGAGAAACACAGATTGCTCTGCCCGGAGCTTGTCGAACTCAACGAGCAGGTATTGGATTACTTTATCGTCCATTTATTTCTTGGTTTGTTGACGGGACTGGGCCATCTGGGCACGCTCTTTAGCGATCTGTACTCCTAGTTTGGCCCCCTCAAGTTGGTCTTTCGACTTCAAATTAGCCCTATCAACCGCTGTTTTAGCGCCAACCTGCATTGCGGCGATACGTTCTTGTACCGCGATACGCTCTTTCTCGATGAGAAGCTGGTCTGCTTTGGCAGCGGTATCAGCCGCGAGTTTCTTCTCTTCGAGCTCCATCTTCTTCATCTTGATCTGGAGTTCTTGCATCTGCATCTGCAGCACTGGGTCTTGCGCCTGCTGTTGAGCCTGAGCCTGTTGAGCTTCTGCTTGGTCACGCTGGAGAAGTCTGGCGGATGCTTTGGCTGCAAGTTGAGCGACTTCTGCCGCCACCTCGGGCTGCATCGTTTTGTTCTGCTCTTCGGACGGCATCGGCAGGCCAAGCTGCTCTTCGATCTGTTTGCGATACTCGAACGCCACGTGCTCGTTGATGTGCGCCAACATCGTCGCTTGCATCTGCTGAGCCATCGGGTTCTGCCCCACGATCTGCATAATCTTCGGATCCTGCATGGCTGCTTGGTGTACAGCAATGTGGGCCTTATGATCCTGCTCTATAAACGCCTTGACAGGTTTGCCAGTCAGAATGTTCTGGTTCTCCTGCACCGGGTCGGTCGGGGTCTGGTCATCCTCAATCGGCACCAGCTTGTCGGCGTTCTTAACGCCTAACACCTCAATCATCTGGCGGTGCAACAGCGGTAAGTTGTACAACTGTGGGGCGCCTTGAGCCAACTGCATCACGGCTTGATACTGGACAACTTTCTGCGCCATCGTTGACGCATTGGGGTCGCTTACCGGAATGACGTCGGTCACGTCGTAGTCAACACCCTTGGCTTTACGACCGCCGGTCTCGGGCTTGTAGTCATAGTCATCGTCGGTGTAGTCACGGATGACACCCTTCAACAACTTAAACTCTTGACGCATAGAGTAGTGCAAGCGGGCCTGCACAGCGCCCATCACCTTCAACATACGCTCAAGAATCGCAAGCGTCGTACCCACGGGGGCATTGGCGCTCATATCGCTTACGTTTAAGTCCCCGGCAGAGGCAAACGCACGGCCTTCTTGGACGATGTTTTGGAAGAGTGCATAGAGCACTTGGCTCGGCTCTTTGTACGGCAGGGGGAGGATGTTGTCACGGATGCTGCCACTCGGGACGTCCACGTCACGGAATTCACCGGGAGCAATGGGGGTATCGTCGCCTTTAATCCGCAGCCCGCGTGATTTCAAGCCGCCGGGCAAGTTAGAGAGCGTACCGGCATCTACTAACTGCCGAATCAACATCGTGGCTGACTTAGCATAGCCACCGATCAAGTGAATCAGACCAAACCCATAGAACCCAAAGCCCGGGATGTATTGATAATGCACGAAGTGCATACGCTTGGTCATTAACTCATCGTCTTCACGCCAATTGCGACGGATAGACAAGATAGCCCCAGTGCCTTTCTCAAGGGTCACCACGTATGGCAGCGCAATGCCAGTAGGCTTACCCTTCTTATCTTTATCCTCGTACCCCGGCAGGTCTAGCTCGACGTGCATCTCAAGGATACGGAAGCGATTGTCCTGTGAAGCAGAGAACCCTTGCTCTTTGGCTTTCTGTTTCTCTACATCGTCTAGCTCGCTGCTCGGCTCGCCTAAGTCAACATCGCTATAGAACCCAGCGGCCTGCAGCTTAAGAACCTCGTTCTTAGTCTTACGCATCACGTGCGTGACACGCTCGGCATTCTCTAGGCTAGACGCGCCATAGGGTGCTACGATGTCCTCGGCGGGAACAAACATGGCAACTTGACGACCTTTGCCCGGATCGTAATAAACCTTCTTGAACGCCGAACCAGAAATTGGTAGACTCCACAGCATGCGTTCGTGTTCGGGCCGATACTCGGGCATCCCCTCGGTCAGCTCGTAGTTCATATCGTCACGTACACGTTCTGCGGCGTCTTCTTTTTCAGGGGTTATTGCGCCCAAAATTTGGGTCTTAACCGGGCCGGAGGCAGGAAACGTCTCCATGATCGCCTCGCTTTGAAAGCGCACCACGGACTCAGTGAGCATCGGATGGAATACACCACAGGCACCTTCCCAAGGCTCCGTACGTTCCTCATACTTAAGGCCCAAGAGCTTCATGCCCTCGACGTATGTCTCCATCCATTCCTTGCGGTCGCCTACGTCCTTATCGAAATCAGCTAGCAAATCACTGCTCAATTCTTCTAGCTCTTGATCGCCCATGAAGTCGGCGAGGTTGGCATCGAAGTCTTCTGCGGTCGGCTCGGCTTTCTCTAGCTCAATCTCTATACCACCCATCTCAATAGAGACTTTCTCCGGGTCTTCGATCTCGATCTCGACCTCGGGTTCATCCATCATGGCCTCTTCAAGCCCGACGGGAGCCGCATACAAACCTTTATCAATTCCACTTGTGGCCATGTTCTGTCCTTACACTGTGTAGTAGCGCTCTCTGCTAGAGCTTCTGAAATACCGAATATCTTCTGGCTCATCCGTCGGCAGACGGATAAAGCCGCCCTGTCTGAAGCGCAGCAGCGCTTGTGTTGTGCTGTCAACTAAGTCGTCGTTAGCCCCGCTCGGAAAGTCATTGCACTCTTCAACCACTTCCCTCGCCCACCTACGGTTCGGCGCCCAGACTATGCCCGACGAAAACATATCGGAAACCGCATTTACCCTGCTAATCTTATCTTGTCCTTTGGTAGGAGTAAACTCCCCAACGGGTATGCCCATCCGCCTTAGCTCTTGGTACAGCGCCGCGCCGTTGGATTTCTTCTCCACCACGAACGCATCTGGCTCCCACTGAGCGTACTGCTCTAGCACCATCTGTTTTAGCTGCGGAAACTCTAGACGTTCTTTTATGGCGTTCAAAAGAATAATGTTGTACGCCCCCGTCTCTTCATTCATGAATACGCCCCACGTAGTCAGGGCGTTGTAGTCAGCGCGGTTGTTTGCCTCTTGGGCCGCATCCAGACTCATGATGATAAATTCACAAGGCGGTGGATCGCTATTCTCCCATGTCTGCCACCACTCTCTTTTTATCAGGGCGCCTTCTTCAGACACCGGATTCTGCATATACTGGGCCTCCCAGTACCGCACATCCATACCAGCCTTCTTAGCTAGTAGCTCTTCTAGTGTCCAAAACTCGCTCCATAGCGGTTTTTCGTTCAAAATCGCTGGAAATTCAACAACTTCCCACTCATCTACGCCTTCTTCGCGGCCCATCTGACTGATAATCTGCCCAGTCAAGTCCAATTTAGACCAGCGGGTCATAACAATAATAATCGCGCCGCCCGGCATCAAACGCTGGATAGGCCCAGACTGAAACCATTCCCATGCGGGCAGAAATACGTCTGGACGCCCGGTTTTAGCCTCTTGTTCGGAGTGCGGGTCGTCAATAATGAACAAATCTGCGCCGCGTCCAGCCAGCGCACCGCCAACACCGATGGCAAAGTACTCACCTTGGAAGTTTGTACCCCACCTAGATGCCGATTTCGAGTCCGATTGCAGCTCAACCTGCGGAAAAATGTCTTTGTAAGCGTCCGCACTGACCAAATTTCGCACCCTACGGCCAAAATTCACCGCTAAATCAGCGGTGTGCGACGCCATAATGATCTTTTTATGTGGAAATTTGCCTAAAAACCACGCCGGAGCCAGATAACTTATAAGCTCTGACTTACCATGGCGCGGCGCTATGTTAACAATGACCCGTTTTTTCCTGCCTAGGGCTATTTCTTCAAAGATTTTGGCCAATCTGCGGTGGTGTGGCCCTACTTTGTACCCCGGATACACGTGATCGGCGAACTCTAGCAGCGAATCTTTGCCAACCAACTGAACTGTCTGGCTATCCCACTCCTTAAGCAGGTCTAGCGTACGCCTTTTCTCTGCCTCTCCCATAGTTGGAAGCAAGGCCCGCAGAGTATTTATCTGGTCAGGCGTTATTCTCATTCTTCACTTCTACGACTTCTACGTCTATGGTGCGCTTTTGCAGTCGCTCTAATGTATCTAGTAGTTCTTTTTCTACTTCTTCAATAGATTGCTGCTTAACCGTAACTTCCGAGCGCTTCTTGAATGCATCTACGCCGTCAACTTCGCCGAGTTTTGTAAGCGCAGCCACCCTTATCTTTGCATCGGGATGGTCTGTCTCTTTCACTAGCTTATTGATAACGAAGCGCTTGAGATCCGCTAGTTCCTTGACTAAATCAGCCTGATACGCGGTCACCATACCCGCTAGATACGCCATCGTCTCGTTGGGGTAGTCGTTCAAATTCAATCGCACTGAAGAGTCAGACATAACTTGCTGTGCTAACGCAGAAGCCTGCGCCCTGTGGTCTTCGTTAGGCTCAATAGGCTTGCCTTCTATGTCGGCAATCATCTTGACTGTGCGCCCGCGCATCTCGATTTCTTCGAGATCAGTAAGAGGCGGAAACGCCTCAGTGGCCGTAGCCGGAAGCGGTACGTTGGGCTGTATATTCGCAACTAAAGTCGTCATAGGAGGAAGACGGGCACTCCTTAAGTTCTACGGACTGTACCACAAATATACAAATATGCAAGGGGTGGGGGCGTCGGGTCAACTTTGGAGATAGAAAAGTTAGGTTAATGAATAATCCCTAGCCCCCAGAGCCAACTCTACCGATGGCCGCTAGAAAATATATTGGGGTTTTCCCGAGGAGGTTGGGACTCCTGACGGGGGGTGTTTCTAGAAATGGCGACTTTGTGGGGGGAGGAAAAAAAGAAGGCCCCCGGGGGGGCCTAACTCTCTGTGGAAGAGAGGGAGGAGAAAGCAGGAGGAACTGCTCAAGGGGATTATATCGAAAGTTGGGAAATTGTGTAGTTATTTGTGCAAATTATTAAGTATGTAGTACACGATAGCAACGCGGCGCGCCGAGGGGGTGCCCCTCCGGTGGGGTAAGACCCCCCACCAACTTGACAAACCCTACCCCCATCAGGTAGAAGATAACCATGAACAGCAATGGTGCTGTTCTAACTAAGGAGACGATATGCTATATCGCACCGAGGTTAAGTGGGGCGACCTAAAAAAGTCCCACACCGCTTGGACTAAGCGGAGTGCAGTTGAGTGGGCGCAAGCCTACCGAGGTCAGAAGGATGTGATTGCGGTCATCTACCCAATCCTACGCAAGCCGGAAGTGGTGAAGTACACCAAGTCCTAAACCAAGGGGGGCGCAAGCCCCCCACTCTAAGGAGAAGACATGATATTCACGGATAAGACATCTAGGCAAGAACTGCAGGCTTTGATTGTTTACGTTGACAAATTGCACACCCGCTACTACGAGTTGCGTACGAAGGCGCTTCTGGAGAGAGGAGAAGATAGATGCAGGACTGAAATGGAGAAAGTAAAAGACCAAATGGAAGAGACAGGGATAAGGGTGATACTGAAAACAACAAAGAAGGACTATGAGTTTGCGATGGGTAAGTTGGCTCGGTTAGGCGAGTTCCCAGCCGTCCCGTTATAGCTTTTTAGCCAAGCCCCGGCGCCAAGCGCGTCGGGGCTTTTTTTGTGTCTGGGGTTTTGATACCAGTTATTTTCCCCCACGCGAGTGCGCGGCGGCGCCGCTGACGCCTTACCTACCGCGTCAGACCCCCCGGACAATTGACAAACCCCAAACAAACCCGGTAAAAGATAATTGTCGGACGCGAAAACGCCCGGCGTTTTTTAACTTCTAGGAGAAATCAAGATGGTAACCAAACCTAAGTTAGCCGCTGAGGCGGTTGTTTCGAGTTCTGATTCGTATAAAAACCTGACGTATAAATTCGCAAGCGCAAGCCAGTCGATGCGGACAATCGCTCAGGCGGTGTACGAAAAGAACCCATCACTCGCCACGGCTGATGAAATCAGCGAGGAAGTCCTAAGCGAGATGAAGGAAGGCGCCGCGCTCAAGTGGCAGGAAATGAACCCGGCGGTAGGGTATTCGAGCGAATGGATACCGACTCAAGATGACAAACCAGCAGTGGTCGCGACTCTGGCCATGGCGTTGTCTTACTCGCCGCAAGCGCTTAATTCACTTAAGAAAGATGACCCGGTTAAGCGCGACGTTCTATTTGACTTGCATACCCGGTTCCGCAAGTACTTCAATGCGCTTAAGAACCGCCTGATTGGTGAACTAAAGCGAATCGAGAAGGAAAGAAACGGCGAGTCGGTTACCCGAAACCCGGCGGCTGATTTTGCCAAGTATCTAGACGATACCCTTACGTCAATCAAAGCGCGATGCAAGACGTCATCGAATCGTGGCGATGCTACCGCTGACTTGACCCGAATCGAGTCGGCGATTGTGGCCTTCAAAGCCGCCTATAACCGCCCGGTCTCCGGCGGTTAACCCTAGACCCGACCAGCCGCTTGGCTGGTCGGGTTTTTTTTCGGCCCATTGATACCAGTTATTTTTCCTCGCGCGTGCGTGTCAGCGTGCCTGACGGACTATTTAATGTGTCAGACCCCTCAGACAGTTGACAATGCTCCCCCATATCCGGTAATACATAATGAGCGGATGCGCGGTGTATCCGTTTTTTTGGAGAATGACAATGGATAGTTTGAAAACACTTGGTTATCAGTTTGCCCAGTCTGAAGAAGCAACCCAAGAAATAGCGCGCAAAGTGCTAGAGCGTTGCCCTGATTTTGTCAACGTGGTTGCAACTGACAATGACAAGTTTGCAGAGTTGGATGAGGGCTTCGCTCTACGCTTCCAAGAATTGCGTGAGCCTGTGGGTTACTCTAATGACTGGACACCCATAAAGGGCAAAGGCAAGCCCGCATTAATTGCAACGCTTGCGTGGGCTATGTCATATAGTCCCCAGCAACTGAACTCACTTAGAGCAACTGAGCCTGTTATGGTTGACATAGCCCGTGCGTTGCATAGGCAATGGGGGCAATACAAGTCTGCCCGGCGCAATGCTCTACTGAGGGCAGTGCGTAAGTGTGTGGAGCCTGAGAAAAAAGAAAAAGCAAAACCCGTTGACTTTACTGACTACGTTGACAATGTGTTTAGTGACTTAAAAACCCGATGCAAAAACGCTAAGCGTTTGCGCCATGATGATACGGCAGACTTAGACAAGTTTAACAATGCCGTATCTGCCTTTATGTCAATCTGGAAAGCCTAAGTTGACTATGCCCCAGCGCCAAGTTGGTGCTGGGGCTTTTTTTCGCCCAGCGTTTTTGAAACCAGTTATTTTTCCTCGCGCGTGCGCGTCAGTCTGGCTGACGCAATAAATAACGCGTCAGACCCCTCTGACACTAGGTAAACAGTATTACAAAATCAGCCTTGTTCCAGCGATGTTCTGCATTTGTTCCAATTTTCGGATATGGCGTGGAACAAGAATTTCCAGGTTTTATGCGGCTTCCAGCGATTCTGTTCCGTTGTTCCACGATTTTTAGGTATTACATGACTTTTTTAAAAATTAAACCTGATCGTTCGACAGCATATTGCGTTGCAAATCAGCAAATTGAATTTTCCAGCCATACCCTGAAAATCGTGGAACAACGGAACAGAAGTATTATATATATTATATTATTATTACTCTCTCTCCTCTATTTTAACACTTTTCAACCTAAATTAAAACCTTTACTCTTACAAAAATCTTGTTCCATCTGTTCCAAGTAATACCACCCCGAAATGGAACAACGGAACAAAACCGAGTTCCCCGCTAGACAAACCCTGCCGTCCTATCCCAAAATAGTTACATAATACACTTGTATAAGTTGACAATCTAGTATATAATATAAAGACGGTGGGGAACAAAAAGTACATCACCGTTAAGTAGTGCGTCAGACCCCTCTGACGTTTGCAATCACAAACTGGAGAACGACATGGAATACACAATCACGCTATACAACATCAAGACCCAGCGCGGTATGGAAGTCACCACTGTGACACCTTACGAATTGCATGACGCTTGCTTTCAAGTGTTTGAGTTTGTAAAGCAACATGCGCTGGACGACCGGGCGGAGATTAAGATAAACGGCAGAAAGTACGACTCAATCCGCGACTTGCACGACCGCTTGATTACACCGATTAATCGCTGTTCGTTAGCCGCTGGCGGTTGCCGCATCTTTTAAGACAGGCTCATACAGGCTCACGAGAGAATCACTTCACGTAAAAGTTTACTAACAGGAGAGTAATGATGGAACTCGACGGATTCTTTATTGACAATGAACAATACATGGCTCTTGACAAACTAAGCAAAGACTTACACGCCGGTAGCGATGCCATGCGGGACATCGGTCACAAACTGTGGTACCTGCTGGACTTCATATCTAAGCAAAGAATATCTGCGCGGGTGACGGCAGTTGAGGAGTGCGACGATGATAAGGTTCATTAAGAGTACCGCTGTGTTTGTGTCTTGCTTGGCGCTGTGGGTTGGTATGTTTGTCATCTTGGTTGAGTGGATGGCGGGATGCGGAGAGACCTACTACACGCATAAGGGGAAACAGATTGGCGAGTGTGTGTTTATGGGGAAGTGGTCAGACTGGTCTGACGCAGTAACAGGAGAAAGCAAATGAAAGTAAAGACAAATGAACTAAGCGGGGTTGCGCTCGATTGGGCGGTGGGAAAGTGTGAAGGGGTTGTCAATGGCGATGCGCTTGACATTGGTTTTATTAAAGAGGGAGGTTACACACCATCAACCGACTGGGGGCAGGGTGGGCCGATTATTGAGCGGGAGCAGATTGCTATTTATTTAGGAGATGAAGATGAGTGGACGGGTTTAGATGGGTGGAAAAAAGGGACTGGCCCAACGCCCCTAATCGCCGCCATGCGTTGTTATGTAGCCAGCAAGTTGGGCGACGAGGTGGAAGTGCCCGATGAACTTTTGGAAGGAGAAAGCAAATGAACATAGAAATACTTAGCGCATACGAGCGTGGCTTGGACGATGGGTTTTTCAGGGGTGAGCGTGTAAACATATCACTTAACAAATCGGATGATGAGCGCATAGCCTATAAATGTGGCTATGACCACGGCGTGTGGATGTACACCGAAACGTGTGAACAAGAAAGTTAGGTAAACCACTTGCACAAGTTGACAAACTACTATATAATATACATATGGTCGGGAAGCAACCGAGCATAGTGGCATTCAGTTCAATTCAGTTGTTTAACGTGTCAGACACCTCTGACGCATCAGTAAGGAGATAGTTATGGGCGCTTTCAAGCAATTACTTATACAACACGCCGAGGCGGGGTTGACATTACCACCGCATCCCAAGGCATACATACTTATGCGTAGCAACGTGCCGATTGGTGCGTACTACAACGAGCAGACCGCTGACTATGAGCGACACATTGCTCAGTTGGGCGATGAGGTGCAAGACGAATGGCACGAGTATTCAATACACGAAGTGCCAATGGAACAAGCAACCATCGACGACTTACTACAGCGGAGTAACTAACCATGTCAAAGATGAAGCCGATTTGCCGCGACTGCGGCGAGACATACGCACCCGCTAGGAAAGCAGCGGGGTTCCGAGTTTGCCTTGAGTGTGGCGAGGCGCAAGCCAAAGCCGCTAGGAAACATTGGTGCGTCGCACCCATGCACAAGTCAAACTATATGCTATTCACACAGAAAGCCGACCTTGTCGGCATCAACAACAAAGGCGGGTTAGTCAAATGAGAAGGGAATTAGATTTGTACACAAAAATTCACAAGCAACGATGGATGGACATGCTTGAGAACCACGAGCACATGAAGCAGACAATCCTCAAGATGTTGGAGAACCCTGCAACCGAGCCAGAGCAGTTAGCCCTAGCCCATAAGGCTTACGCTAGTGTATGCAAAGCGTTGCAGGAGACGAGTTTTATTTTGGATGTGTACCTACGCACGGGCGTCAAGCCCACGGATGAACAAGTTAAAAACTTTACCGAAGTGGTGGAGGAACTAAAAGGGGCAATCAAATGAAATACGAAACACACAACGATACGTACATTGATATTGACGGCACATGCTTGCAGGGGAGAGTCGGAGCCGACTATAAACAATTGGTCAGACTATTCGGACAGCCTACTGAAGGCGACGGGTGCAAGACAGACGCCGAGTGGGAAGTTAAGTTTTCGGATGGCGTCGTGGCTACGATTTACAACTGGAAAGACGGTCATAACTTTTGTGGGGAGGGCGGTAAGGATACAAACAAGATTAAGCGTTGGAATGTTGGTGGGCGTTCGCAGAGCGCCATTGTTAATGTGTTAAACATACTGGAGAAATGAGATGGAAATTCAATCACCAGACCATGTGGTAAGCCTTGCGTCATCGGGCGTACTGGTCAATATCGACATCAAAGTATGGTCTGCTACCAAACAGGATAAGGGTATCAGTGAGGAAGTAGCGGGTGCGTACAAGGCAAGCAAGGATAGCGGCAGGTACACCAAAAACTTGCTGGCTAACCATCCTAAACACCGCGCGCTGGCTAACCATAGGCAGACCATGCGTAACTGGCTTCAACGTAGGGCGTATCCGTGGCACGACCAGCTCAACTACGTTCCGACTGTGTTGCTAGATAAATTTATGAAGGAGTACAGAGAGTACGAGGCGGAGCACGCCAAGTTACGGGATGAGTTTATTGAGGCTTATCCGAACATCATCAGCGACATGGCGTTTAAGAATGGCGATATGTTTAATCGGTCAGACTACCCTGACGCACAAGATTTGATGTCCAAGTTCACAATGAATCTGTATGTCACAGAGGTTCCAACCAACGACTATCGCAATGCTATATCGCAAGATATTGCAGAGGACTTGAAGAAGCATTACAACAAGCAAGCCGAGAAGTTCGTCGATGCAATCATGCAGAAGACGGGCGAACAGTTGGTAACGTTTGCAACACGTATTAGTAATGCATGTCGTGATGTAACTGACGAAGAGGGGCGCAAACGCAATCCGAAAATTTATTCGGGAACGCTTGAACAAGCCAAAGAATTATGTGATACTTTGTCAAGTTTCAATCTGACCAAGAATCCGGTCATCGAACAGGCGCGTTCAAAACTAGCCGAGAGTCTCAGGGGAGTAGACGCACAAACGTTACGGGACAGTAGCGTGATGCGTAGTGAAGTGAAAGAGTCAGCGGATGAAGTGTTAGACGTTCTTAAGAAGTTTGACATGAACCCTGATATGTTTGATTAATCGTCAGCGCAGTCTGACACATTTGGAGAAGCAAGATGGCAAGAGCAAATACCCTACCTATGGTGGACATCGACGAGTGCAAGAAACTGATTCGCACCATCGGTGATAAAGCAAGTGTGATGATTATTAGTGAGCCGGGCGTTGGCAAATCGTCAATCCTGAAAGCACTAGCCGAAGACTTTGGTGACAAGTGGCGTAGCCCGAAGGATGAGTATCCCGAAGACAAGTACGACTACATCTACGTTGACTGTCCTAACAAAGAATTGATGGACGTTGCGGCGTCGATTCCTAATCACCAGTCGAAGACGCTTGAGTATTACGTTTCTAGTTTGTTCAAATTAGACAACGGCAAGCCTAAAGTGATTATGCTTGACGAGATGCTCAAAGCGCCGAAGATGATGCAGGTCTTGTTCACTAGGCTGGTTCTTGAGCGGTTCGTCGGTGACAAGGCGCTACCCGAAGGTTCGTTATTGTTTATCACATCCAACAATGCGACTGATGGCGTTGGCGACTCAATGCTTGCCCACGTTGGCAATCGTATCGTTAAGGTTCATATGGCAAAGCCGACTGCGTTGCAGTGGTCACAATGGGCTACCGCCAACAACATCTCAAGTTCAATTCGTACTTGGGTTGTTATGAATCCACGAGTGATGGCGTCTTATATTGATGGCGACCAAGACGATAACGAGTTCATCTTTAAGCCTAGCAGTACAGTTAAGCAGTTTGCATCGCCTCGGTCATTGGCAATGGCTGACCCAATCGTTAGGAATAGCGACATCCTAGGCGAGAACACTACGCTTGCGGCTCTGTGCGGCACTATCGGTGAAGCGGCGGCTCGGTCTCTGACTGCGACCATACGACTTGAGAAGAATATCGCTAAGTATGAGGACATCATTGCCGACCCGCTTGGCGCTGTCTGTCCGCAAGAGGACGTTGCGGCGTTGCTCATGACGATGTTCCAAGGCGTTGACCGGATTGATTCGCACGACGAGTTGAGTAAGTTTATGACTTGGGTTGAGCGCGTGAAACGTGAGGAAGTTCAGTCAATATTCTTTACGTTGATGATGCGTATGAAAATCAAACTAGCAGGTCAGAACGACAAGATTCGTCAGTGGGCTAAGACTAACCTTGAGTTGATGGGGTAAGAACATGGTAGACCAAGTAACAAGATTGAAGCGGTCACACATCCGCTTGATGAAGAACAAACGCACTGCCTTGTATAGCGGGGTGCTGATGCTCGGCGATTCGGAGATTGTCTCTAACTGCAAGACTGCATACACAGATGGGGTCAACAAGCGGTACGGCGAGGCTTTTATGTCAGGACTGTCTGACGCGGAGTTTAACGCCGTTGTCATGCATGAGAATCTGCACGTTGCGCTGAAGCACTTACCGCTACACAAACGCAAGTGGAAAGAGAACGCCAAAGCCGCGAACATTGCGGCGGACTTTGTTGTGAACGACATCATTTATCAATTGGAGAGGTGGGACAGCGACTTTATTAAGTTGCCTAAGTGTGCTTTGTATGATGATAAGTATCACAATTGGTCTTTCGATCAGGTGTACCGTGACTTAATGGATAAATCATCTACGTCAAAGAAGCCCGGTAGTTGTCAGCAGGGTGATGGCAATGGTGACCCGCTTGATGGTATGGAGCCACTTGACGAGCACGACTACGAGTCAGAGGTGTCTGACGCGAAAGGTAACGAACTATCTGATAAACAGATAGCCGATGCTGTAGACAGTGCTTTGCGTGAAGGCGGTATGCTTGCAGGGAAAGTAGGCGGCGATATGCCTAGAGCAATCAAAGATTTGCTTACACCGCAGGTTGATTGGCGTGAGGAACTACGGGAGTGGGTGAGCGAATTTGCCGTGGGTAAAGATGAGTACACATTCCGTAAGTTTGATAGGCGTCACATCGTCAATGATTTGTATATGCCAACCACTTATTCCGATACGGTAGGCGACTTGGTTGTTTGTATTGATACATCAGGTTCAATTGGTCAGCATCAAATCAATGAGTTTGCGACAGAACTGGCTTCAATTACAGAAAGCGTTACGCCAAGCGGTATACGAATATTGTGGTGGGATACTATAGTGAGGGGTGACCAACGGCTTGAACCGACTCAGTATTCAAGTCTTAAGACGCTTCTCAAACCCAAGGGAGGTGGGGGCACTAGCATTGCTTGTGTTCCTAAGTACATTAAAGATAAGAACATAGAAGCAGAGGCGGTTATTGTCTTTACCGACGGTTACCTAGACGATGAGGACAAGTGGTCATCAAACGCGCCGACGCTTTGGCTTGTAACGCAAAACCAAAACTTTGTCCCGACAATGGGTAAAAAAGTTAAATTCAACCTTGATTAACAGGAGAAACCAAGATGAGCAACGATATATTTCATCCGTCAGTCACCCCTGACACGTTATCTGCGTGGCAAGATGTTGCCCCCGAAATTCAGAAAGCGGCTAAAGAAGTTATAAAACATAGCGAGGGGCTGTACATTCACTCAGTAGGTTCTTGGAATGATACGGGAAGAGCGGGCGGTGACAAAGTTGCCGTACTAAGTGACAAGCACGGCTTAATAGCGATGCAAATTACTATGGTGTTTCGCCACCAAGGGCCTGACTATTACAGGTATGTTATTAAAACTCCATTTACTCGCCGAGAGAGGGCGGACTACACGCTACCCGGCGGATGGGCATCTTATGCAAGGGCATCGGCAAAACTAAGCACTGTCATAAAAGCAGTTAAGCAGGATTGGGGTATCGACCCGAAAAAGAAATTTAGTGGTGACATACTAGAAGAGGAAACTTTTAAGAATTTTAAAGATAGGTCAAGACCAACTTTGCGATTCCTACTAGAGAGGATTAATGAAAGATCTTCAATGCCGTCCCTTGTCAATACAGACCGGGACTTTGAGAGGAGTATGCTTGAGTACATTGTTAACGGTGTACCTCTATCCATCGAAGCTACGACTCAAGCCTCGGAACTCCTAATGCATTCTGTACGACTGGAACAAGAATATCAGAAGCAACTAGCCAATAAAGTGCCGTTGGATGGCAGGTATAAAATTACCACAGAAATAGGATGCGCGACTGGTAATCTATTTATTACAGGGGTAGCAACTGTAGAAGAGACGGATGAGACTCTTATGCATTTTACAAAAGCTACTTTATCCGATATTACTATCTCTAAAGAGTTAGACGAGGATACAAAAATAGACTTGTTAATGCATATGGAAGCCAAAAACATGTCTACAGATAGCGGTTTTACTATTCCTAGAAGTGACACTGTGGTTAAAGAATTGCTTAGCGCAACGTATTACAGCGGCGGCGGGAGAGCCCAAGAGATCGACAGGTTTTTTATTAAGAAACTTTGATGGTAGTCGAGCCTATGCCCCATCAGACTTTGAAGGGTGCTTGGCGCGTTCCAGTGGTAGTAATTGATTGCGGGGATACGTATGAGGTTTACATACACAGTAACTATCTTTTGCGGTACGAGAGTAAAAAGCTTCCGAACAGCATAAGGATGAGGCTGTCTATGATTCATGCCATCCCGACACCAAAACAGATTTCCAAAAAGGCAGGGGCTTTGTCTGACCACAGTATGTATATCAATTACCATGATAAGCGGCTCGATGAAATCGGGTGGCAATCAGGTGCCGATACATATATTGTTGTGTTAGAGCAAAAAGACTTTATGCGTCTTCGCGGAACCCTACAAAGGACGTAACAGTGACACCTGAGGCAAAAGTCAAAAGAGTTGTTACCCGCACACTGGAGTCAATGGGGGCTTACATTGTTAAGCCCCTGACAGGCGGGTATGGTTCGTCAGGGGTGCCTGACATCTTAGTTTGTTGGAAAGGGTTGTTTATCGGTATTGAATGTAAAGCCGCAAGAGGTAAATTGACTGAACTTCAAAAGCATAACTTGGAGCAGATTACTATCAACGGCGGCTTGGCGCTTGTTGTTAACGAGCAGAATGCGAGCACGTTTCAACAGGAAATTGATAACTGGTTTCTCAGGAGGCAGAAAACATGAGGGAATTTTTAGTGCAAGATATTTGGACTCAACACGCGGAAAAGTACTGCGACGAGTGTGAATATAAACAAACGCATATCAGTTTCGTGCCATACGGCGAATCATCGACTGAGTTGCGGGACGAATCCTGCGTGTTGTTGAACGACCCCAGTTTACCGGCAACGTGGTGCGCGGGTTACGACGACTGGAAACAAGCTGAGGAGAGCGATGATGAATAACGCAATGATTGCAGACATCGAACAAATATCCCCGCGACTGCTAAACCCTATGGAGTGGACTTGGGCAGAAATAGACATACCAATAGAAGACGCATCCCCATGTTTCAAATTGTTGGGTAGGGAAGACGACATGGGGGACGGTGTTTTTACTTCAAGCGAAGTCTACGACAGGGTACGCTTACCGTTTCCTGATATGGCTATTTACCAGACCGCCGGGGCCGGTAACAACAAGAAAATAATTCTTTTAGAGCATAAAACAGACAAGATAATAGTAAATATATACGAAAAACTAGCGCCAAACGTGGCGAATAATTTAGAAAAAGTTACAGGTTTTAAATGGTTTGGGTGGAAATTTGTTTGTACTTTAGTCTTTAATGAGTCTGGTCTAGATTCAGAGTCTATACGCTGGCCTTTATTAGCCAATATGGGACTTCTAATGAATGAAATAATGGTAGACGCTAAAAGAAGGTTTAGCCCAGACTATGTACCATCGGAAAACAACGAGTACGGAGAAACTATAGGGGAGATGAACGCGCGTTGGGAAAATGTTTCTATACCAGCCGAGAGGGATGCCCCCTATTTTTACCGGGACGTACCTGAAAAACTTAGGAAAACAACGTGGTACTACATGGAAAGCTTCCACAGGACGGCTTTAAATTCTATGGCTAAATTAACTTTAGCCAACGAAACCGCATCGTTGAAAATATATCTACCTGCTAAAGCAGTGGGTAAAGACAAAATCAATAAAGCCCGCAAGAAAAAGAATCTACAACCTATGTTACGGTGGACGGAACGAGTGTTTGAGCCCCAAGTTGTGCGTGTGGGTGGGGAGTCTAGAAAAGGTGGTACGCATGCCAGCCCGTATTACCACAAACGCCGAGGGCATTGGCGTCATCTCTTATGTGAAGATATGACCAAAATACCTGAAGGGTGGGAAATAGCAGAAACCCGTCCGGGCCACATTAGGCGGTGGATAGAGTCTATGGAAATAAATGTTAGGTTCAAGCATAGTGGTAAAGCAGTCTTTCATGACTACAAAATAAAGGAAGCAGCATGAGAAACCAAATAAAAACCCGTGCGCTGGTGTCAATGATTAAAGAATTATACGAAGGCGCAACGAAGGCTGAGTTAGAGCAGGCGAGCGGCTTGCATCACAACACCATATACCGCTGGATGCGGACGATGCGGGCGCAGAAGATTGTATACATAGAGGGGTGGGAGCGCGATTCGCGGGGTTGTAATATGATTCCGGTGTACAAGTTGGGCGATGGGTTTGATGCCAAGCGACCACCACGTATGACCCCGCTGGAGCGAACCCACGCATACCGACGCCGTAAAAAACTACGGCAGATTCAAGCAGCTTTAACTGGAGGTGCAGTATGAGCAGTTTTTTTAAGGTTGAGTTGATACGCGAGAACCCCGATGGTAGCGCCGACTATATGTTCAACTTGACTCCTGAATCTGTAATGTCGTTTGCACGGCTGGGCATCATGACGGCTATTCAAGCGGGGCTGGACAAAGCCGAACGGTACGAGCCTGATGTTGATGCCAGCGACACATCGTCAGAACGTGTCGATGAAACGGAGAAACGTAAACATGATTGAACCCTACGTGCCCAAGGTTGACCCAAGAGGTATCTATGCCCGAGCCGCCCACGTTGGTGGGCTAGGCTGGATGCTCAAAGACGCCGCGCACTACGAAGCCCTGATGGCGATGGTGGATTACGTCATAGCGTATTGCCATTCTGCTGATGCCCAGCAGGTAGAAGAAATCAAACGCTATATACGTGAGAAAGACTTTGATATGGATGGGAGATGCTGATATGTCGAAACTAGAAATCCATTTTCCGGTGGTTATCTACGTTGAACATGATTTGTTTGACGGCGAGCAGAACCGTATATGGCGGGACAGAGCGTTGGATATACGTAAGCAGTACCCTAGCAGTAGAAATTGGGAAGGTGGTACTTACACAACTATCAATGGTGATTACTCTGTAACATCCGATGCAGTTTTCTTACCACTTGTAGATGCAGTTACCAAGCACGCTAATGAGTTTGCCAAAGCCCACGCATCAGACTTTGAATACAAGACGCAGGGTGGTTGGTTAAACGTGTCGGAGCCGGGCAACTCACAAGAGTTTCATGCCCATAACGATGCAATCATTAGCGCCGTTTACTTCATCTCTGCTCCCGCTAGTAGTGGAAACCTTATGTTTGAAGACCCTAAGCAACCGGACATGCTACCGCTGAGAAACTTAAAAGAGTCGAAAGTAATCAATGCCGATAGAGTTGGCTTTGAGCCCAAAGAAGGCACATTAATTTTATTCAGGTCTTATCTTAGACACATGGTTACACGAAACATGTCAAATGATGTGCGTGTTTCCGCGTCGTTTAATCTGTAACTCACCATGTTTGGAGTCGTAGCATGAGTCGAAGCCGAACACCCGACGCCAAAGAGCTTGAATCCGTTCAGCGTAAGGTCAATCTTGTGCTGGGCGTTTCAGGGCAGAAAGACGAGCAGATTAACGTGTTAGTGCATTCGCTATCTAAACTTAGCGCTATGCATAGGCTAGAGATGGCAAGCGTTATAGCTGCGTTATGCGAATCTTATTTGATGTACATAGAACTGATGGTTCGTGAACAGGAAGAAGGAGAAGACGATGAGTGATTTACCTGAACCGCGTGGTCGTGGGCCGAGTGATTTGGAAATTTTTGATGAGATATGGCACCTGATTAAGTCGGGTATTATTTTGTGTGTTCTCTTGTCGGGCATGGCGTTTATCACTGGCTTGGCATGGGGTTGGATTGGGAGGTTCCTTTGACTAATTTATCGGTAGCGTTTTTCCCGTGCCCTGAGTGCGGCAAGTTAGCTAAATGCTTAGAGGTGCGCAAGCGCGCAAGCGGTGAGGGTACGTGGAAATATCGCAGGTATGAATGCTCTAGTGAGCACAAGTTTTCTACCGCAGAACATGTTTACCAGCCCGTGCGTGGGCACAAGAAAAGTTTGATTCAGTTTCGAGAGGAGCTAGACGATGCCAAGTGAAGAAGAGTTCAGAGAGTTAGATTTACTTCTAGGAGACGCAAGAAATGAAAACAGAATCTTACGACACAGATTGGATAAAGCCTTGGATGAGGCCGTGCGACTACGACAAGCACTGGAAGGCATCCTCGCCCTATCCTACCAATCCATTTATCCGAGTCAATCCCAAGGAGTTAGTGAAGGCCCACCGAATGTGGGAGAAGCAGCAACAGAAATCGGGGCAGACTGACCTTGACGATCTAGGCGAAGCGCCATTTTGAAAGGAGTAAACTAATGTAATACTTGACAAACTGATATTTGACCGCACATAATCACGATTCAATTTTTTTGGAGAAAGCAAATCATGCGTAAAACATCACGTAGACAGAAAATCATTCAGCAAATCAAACTTGGCAAGACCAACCAAGAGATACTTAGTTCCATCAGAGGCGTCACCAAGTCTCAGGTGTATAACGCTCGATGGGAGTTTAATAAGTCAGCGGGGTCTGACGAAGTAGTTAAAGCCAAGCGACCAGTCGGGCGACCAAAGAAAGTTATAACATTAACGCCTAGCGGAGTCGAACTTTTAGATAAGCTCGCATCCCATGATAGGAACAAGGTGGTTAACAATCCGCCTCACTACACTGATGGCGGTATGGAAGTTATTGACTTTATCGAAGCCAAGAAACTAAACTATCACCTAGGCAACGTAGTAAAGTACGTGTCACGAGCGGGTAAGAAAGACAATGCGCGAACAGACTTAGAAAAAGCTAAGTGGTATCTAGAAAGAGCCATCGAGCGTATATAGTCTTAAGCGGGGGCTTGTCCCCCGCTGCCCCCGGAGAACAGATGTCGTTAATTACACTAGACTTTGAGACTTACTATTCAAAGTCGTTCAGCCTATCTAGGCTACCCACAGAAGAATATATACGGTCACCTGAATTTGAGGTGATTGGCGTCGCTATAAAGATTGACGAAGGCGAAGTAGTATGGCATGCCGGTAACAAAGAGGCCCTACGCAAAACTTTGTTGGCGCTCGATTGGAAGAACAGCGCCCTGCTTTGCCACAACACAATGTTTGATGGAGCCATACTTAAATGGTTCTTTGGTATAACCCCCAAATACTATCTAGACACGCTATGCATGGCTAGAGCCGTTCACGGCGTAGAAGTCGGAGGTTCGCTCGCGGCGTTAGCAGAAAGATACCAAATAGGCAAGAAAGGCACAGAAGTAGTCAACGCGCTTGGTAAGTATCTAGCTGATTTCAACGAAGAAGACTTGGCGCGGTATGGTGAGTATTGCCGTAATGACGTTCAGTTAACGTTTGACTTGTTCGCTAGGCTTGGCGCAAATATAGACGAGTCTGAGTTGGACTTGATTGATATGACAATCAGGATGTTTACGCATCCGAAACTACAAGTTGATGTTGAACTGCTTGAGAAGCGGCTGGTAGAACTTAAAGAAGAAAAGCTTGAGCTACTGTCTTCACTAAAGGAAAAACTTAAATGTGAGACAGAAGAAGACGTCCGTAAGAAACTGTCATCTAACCAGCAGTTTGCCAATGTGCTTAGGGATTTTGGTGTTGAGCCAAAGATGAAGATAAGCAAAACTACGGGCAAAGAAACCTTGGCGCTGGCTAAAGGCGATCCGGAGTTTATTGAGTTAACTGAACACGAAAATTCATTCATCCAGCACCTATGCACTGTGCGTCTAGGCACTAAGTCAACCATTGAAGAATCGCGCATACAGCGTTTCATAGACATAAGTAAGCGTAATCGCGGCGCGCTACCGATACCATTGAAATACTACGGCGCCCACACTGGGCGGTGGTCGGGCTACGACAAAGTTAACTTTCAGAACCTACCTAGCCGCGACCCGAAAAAGAAAACGCTAAAACAAGCAGTGATAGCGCCAGAAGGTTATGTTGTTATCAACTGTGACTCTTCTCAGATTGAGGCGCGGGTGCTTGCTTGGCTATCCGGTCAGACTGATCTGACACAATCTTTTGCCGACAAAGAAGACGTTTACAAAATAATGGCGGCTTCCATCTATGACAAAGATAGG